TAAAGCCTACAAAGTATATGCTGAAGCTTTTGATGCCCTATACCGGGGCATTCGTTTTTTAAAGGAGAGGTGTGAGACATTACATATAATGTTTATACCGGGTAATCATGATAGACTATCATCTTATCATCTAGTACACGCTCTCTCTAAAGCTGTACAAGAGGATGGTATAGTATGGCATGCTGATTATGCAGAGAGAAAAGTACTTACGTTTAATAATAACTTCTTTGCATTTGAGCATGGGGATGTAAATACTAAGAACTCATTACTAGTTTATGCTACTGAATTCTCAGAGCCCTGGGGTAATACTAAATTTAGAACTTTGTATACCGGGCACTATCACAAGAAGAAAACTGTAGAGTATATTACAGAGGATGAAGTCACCGGTTTCTCTATTAAGATCATTCCTAGTCTATCTAAAACAGACTACTGGCACTACCATAATAAGTTTATTGGTAGTAAGAGAGCTGCCCTTATTGAGGTTCATGACTATGAAAATGGTAAGATTGGAGAGTTTGTTTATAACTGTATTTAATCTGGATTAAATTTTGTATCTTATTAATGTAGTCAAGGTATGAGAGGATATAAAGCACCTGATTTACATGCTTCAAGGCTGAGAATAAAACCCAAAAGAATCTTGTCAAAAGATTTCCTGGAAGAGTTCAAAGAGAAGCATCCTGAGTTTTCTACATTAGATGACAAAACTATCAAGAAGATAGTGATGACATTTAATGAAAATATTTGGAAAGAGGTAATTGCGTATAGGGATGGAGTTGAGTTACCAGAAAGTCTGGGATATCTGTTCATAGGTACCTGTACATTTAACCGGGACACTAATGTAAATTATGGTCTATCAGTTAAATACGGTAAAGAGATAAAGAACAGGAATCTAGAATCAGATTCTAAGTTAGCTAAGATTTTCTATACAAACTATCAGACCAAGTATAAGTTTGCAAACCGTGAGTTATGGGGTTTCCAAGCTATTAGACAATTCAAGAGATCAGTAGCTAAAGAGTATCCTGTATCTTGGCAGAAATACATTGTTGTAGATTCATATAAAAAAGTGTCTGAGATGTTTTCTAAAGCCATGAGAAAAGAAGGTGGTAAAAAACAAGATCAAGAGGTGCTAAAGTTATATGATGAATTTGAATTTTAATAAAAATGGTAACTATTGGCACCGTAATATCACGGGTAAAGAATCAGGTAAAAGGAGTAAGGCAAGATGCTTTCCTAACTGATAGGTATGTTTACAGTGTAGTTGTAAAATACTCACAGCTTCTGATGAGAAGACAAGACTCTCAGAACAAATTAATGAAGTTTAATTCTATTTGGAGAACTCTAGATTGTTTAGAGTTAATTGAAGTAGATAAGATAGAAGCATGTTGTGCAGGAATTAAATCTGGTTGTACTATCCGTAGAACAAAAGAAAAGCTTCCAGTCATGCTAGAGGGTTACTGGGGTCCTTTGATCCGTACAGTGAGCTCTATTGATGCATCTGAGGAGTTATATGCAACTACTCCTGGTCAGTTTACATCTATGACTAAGACAACCGGATTTAGGTACAACAAGTTTAAATACTTCTGGTACTTAAACGGATACTTGTATATGCCTAATCTTGACTGGGATGCTATCAAAGTAGAGGCAATCTTTACAGAGGATACAACTGATGGTAATGCTTGTACCAAAAAACAAGATTTGGGTATCAATGTACCTGAGTTCTTATTAGCAGAAATTGAAGCTATGGTAATTAAAGATTTGGGATCTAGGTTATCTATTCCTACAGATCTTAGTGATGATAATATTAATCCTAACAGATAATGCTTACAGAATTAAAATACCGTACATTCAATCAATTACTTGAAGATGTAAGTGTTGATTTCTCTATGTATGCTCTAGAGAATATGATAGAGCCACAGCAACTTATCAAGGTTGTACAGAGAGTTAATTATGATTTAGGTCTCCGGATTAATATGACTAAAGAGGTTGTACTTGATATTGTTAATAGCAAAGTAAGACTTCCGGATGATTTCTATGTATTAAACTACGCTATGTTGTGTGGTGAATATACAGTTACACAGCCTGCTATTTCTGGTACACATAGAGAGGACGTAGTAGTACCATTTGTTCCCGGACCATTAGATCCTTGTACTCCTACAAACACATGCTTAACACAGTGTGGTGATTTATTACAAGTAATCCAGACTACACAGTTTGAGACCCGGACATATGAGATTAGCACAGTTATCTCTTTAGATAATAACTCTAAAACTATCTCTTGTGATTGTCCTAACCTTACCTGGAAATCTCCATACAAAGGCCAACTTAAAAATAACTTCATCTATCTTAACCTAGAGCATGGTAAAGTATATGTTAACTACCAGGGTACTATGGAAGATGAAGAGGGTAACTTGATGGTGTTAGATAATCCTTATGTAAATGAATACTATGAGTATGCTGTTAAGCAGAGATTGCTTGAGAACTTATACATGAATGGTGAGGATGTAGTACAAAAACTTAATTTAGTTGAACAGAGATTAAGAGCAGCCCGTAATAATGCTTTGTCATTAGTTAACACTCCAAACTTTGCAGAGATGTATAAGATGTGGGAGATGAACCGTAAGGCTCAATACAATAAATATTACGATATGTTCAAGAGTTACAATCATAATAGTTGGAGATAATGGATGGCAAGACCAGTTTAATACACACCGAGATATACAATAAAGGTTTACTGAAAGATGTAAATGATACATACGTAGGTGAAGGTTATTGGACGCATGCTAGAAATGCTGTAAACAACTCTCCTTCTGGAGACGTTGGAGTATTGGGTAATGAGCCTAGTAACATATTATGTACTAGAGCCCCATATACTATTATTGGTACAGTGTATATTGGTGATGGTTACTGGGCTATTTATTCTAGTAATAACTTTGCTTCTGAGATTGGATTATTTCATGAGGAGACTTGTGAGTATAATACTATCTACAATGATCCTTTTAACAAGTGCTTTAATTTCTTTAAAGAGTATCCGGTAATTGGTGTATCTAAATATAACTCTGATTGTTCATGGCAGTTATATTGGGATGATGGATACAATGTATCCCGCACTATGAATATTGGTAAGCAGGACTCATGGCCTTATCCAGTAGGTAACTGGCAGGGTGTTCCTTATCTTACTACAGATATTCTTCCTGGTCCATGTAAAGATGAAGTATCTACTGGTACTATTGATTGTGATAAACTAAGATTAGCAGCATATGCTAAAACCCCTTGTATTCAAGTAAAGAAAGGTAATGGCTTAGGTACATTACTTAATGGATCATACCAAGCTACAATTGCTTATTCTGTTAATGGAGTTAGAGTATCTGATTACTTAGCTATCTCTAACGTACAAGCTTTGTGGACACATGATAATGTAAACGGGTCATTAGATATTTTCATTAATGGTTTAGATACAGAGTATGATGAGTTTGAGTTAGTAGTTATAGGCTTTGTTAATCAACAAGCTGTAGCTAGAAGAATTGGTTACTATTCTACTCAGACTAGTACTGTATCATTAGATGCTGTAGATCCTACATTACCCACAGTTCCTTTGGAGCAGATACCATTACGTACCCCGGCTTATGAGAAATCACAGGGTATGTATAATGTAAATGAATACCTTATCCGTATTGCTCCAACTACCTATGAAGATTTTAACTACCAACCGTTAGCTAATAAAATTGCTACTAGTTGGGTAGGAGTAGAATATCCTGCTGACTATTATTATAAAGGCGGAAACAAACCAACATTTTTAAGAGATGAAGTATATAGCTTTTTTATACGCTGGATTTATGACACAGGTGCTAAGTCATCTAGCTACCATATACCAGGACGTGCATCAAAACCCGGAGAGCTTAGTAATAACTCTGGTCTGGATCACATCGTAAACTTTGGTCCAGAACAAAACTGGCAAGTAAACAACACTGCTACTAAAGTACCAGCAACTGGTACTACTGATGATGGTGGTACAATTGTATTTAAAGGTGAGATGGCCTACTGGCAGTCTACTGAAAAGTATCCTGATAATAAACCAGATGTATGGGATAACTTATGTGGTTTAGAAATTAGACACCACAAGTTTCCGGATGACATTATTATTCCTAACTACAATACAACTAATGATACTATTGTTTCTTTAGGTGTAGAGTTCTCTAATATTGAGTTTCCAAAAGATTCTGCTGGTAATCTTATCAGAAGTATTATTGGTTATGAGATCTTAAGAGGATCAAGAGAAGCTAATAGATCTATTATTGCAAAGGGTCTCATTAATAACATGAGGTCTTATGATATTATAGATAGTAATATTACTGGATTGTACGTAAACTATCCGTACAACTTCTTAGATCATGATTCTTTCTTAGGTAGAGATAAAAAGAGATTACCTAAAATAAGACAGACTCGTGGTGGTACTATGGATGATGATAAGTATCATACTGGAAATTCTGCTGCTGTAGATGTACAATTGTTTGATGGAGTTAAGAGAGATATCTTTTCTTTTCACTCACCTGAAACCACATTCCGGAATCCTTTCTTATCAGCTACAGAATTAAAAGTATATGGTCAAGTATGGGGAGATGTAGAAGGTAGATTTAGACCTGTAGATAATCATCCTAAAGATAAGTTTATTACAGATACATCTGCTATCATTGCTAACCTTGCTGGTATTGCATTAGGTGTTGCTGCTGCACGAAATGCTGTTCCTATTACAGACTTTCTTATCTCTGCTGGTATTACAGCAGGTATTCCAGCAATTGCCGGAACTGCTACTACAGCTCAACCATTTACAGGTGCTGTTCTTGGATTAATTGGAGCAGTAGGTCAGTATGTTATTTTATTTGGTTATTACTGGTTAGCATCTACACAAAGTTTAATTGAAGGTATAGAAGCAGCTGGTGGTAAAAGACAGTTTGCTTATCAATATGTATCACATGGTTTCTATAGAAACTTTGCTTCTTCACCCGTAGGTAATAGAAGAAGAGAGATTATCAAGTCTTTATACATTGATCCTGTTATTCAGGATTATGATACTAGCTATCGGATTAATAACTTGTTCCGGGCAAGCACTGTAAGTGTATCTTTAAACTCTCCTATTGCAGATCCTACAGTTGTAGATAATACATTATTTACTATTGGTCAAATGGCTAGAGGAGAGAATGGAAGACCTGCTCCTAGCTCTTATGGTTTAAATGATGTTACTGCTCCTGCTGAACCTCAAACTGTTACAGCAAGAGATATCTGGAGAAAACCAGAAAGCTTTACTCAGTCTTCAGTTACATCTGCTCACTATGCTGCATTAAAAGTTAAGAATGATAATCAGTATGGTCAGTTAGATAATATCAGACAAGTACCGGTTGGTTGTATTAATTTATGGACATCTGGTTATTTACCTAATGCTAGATCAACATCAGCTGTAATCTTTGGTGGTGACATGTATGTTAACCGCTATACTGAGAAATCTACATTCTTTTATTTCTCTCAGTGGATGCAAGATCTGCCAGATAATACTGAGTGGGATTATAGATTATATAACATGCTTCCTTATCCAAGATATTGGATGGATACTACTAAGTATAATGCCGCTGATTTATTGGGTGGTATATTCGGTGGTGATCAAGCATTACCTAATGACTTTCACCATTTAGATAGAAGAAAAGTATCTGGTGCATTCATGGTAAGATTTGCATACATGTATTTGTTTAACTCTGGTATCCGGGATTTTTATGTAGAATCAGAGATTAACTTAGCATACAGAGATTATGGAGATGATCCAGGTAAGAGACATTATGACTTTACTACCTACACAGATTATGAGGAAATGTTCCGGACTCCATATATCAAAGATACTAACTATCAGAAGTATGATTATGCTTTAAGTATTAGTAAGCACTTCTCAAACTTTGCATCATGGGGTAACTTACAATCTAGGATTTATGATCCCTCTAATACATCATGTTACACAACATATGATACAAGGGTAATCTATTCTTTGCAACAACAGTTTGAATTAAGTAAAGATAACTGGAGACAGTTCTTAGCTAATAATTACTATGACTTTGATTCTAAAGTAGTTAGCATGCGTTCTGTTGGTAAGACCGGGGCCATTATCATGTTGAGTGGTGAATCTCCTGTTTTATTCCAGGGTGTGGAAACATTAGATCTTAATGGTGGTACTAAACTATCTATTGGTGATGGTCAGTTGTTTAATGCACAACCATTACAGAATTTAGTAAATGCTGATCCTGAGTTTGAATACGGTAGCTGTCAAAATAGATTCTCTGTAATCAATACACCAGCCGGATTATTCTACATGAGTCAAAATCAGGGTAAAGTATTCTCTTATGGTCAAGGACTACAAGATATATCTAAGTCCGGTATGAAGTGGTGGTTCTCACAGTATAGTCCTTATGCTTTGTTACTAGACTTCCCAGATATAGAATCTAATATTCTAGATAATACAATCATTGGTGTAGGTTGTCAAACTACATATGATAACATTAACGAGATTGTATTCTTCTGTAAGCGTGACTTTAAACTTAAGCCACAGTACAAGGGTAAGGTAATCTATTTATTCAGTAATAAGTTTGGGCATGTAGACTTCCCCGGATATCAGTTTGATCTAGGTGATCCTACCTACTTTGAAGATGCATCCTGGACAGTAAGCTATGATCCTAAAGCTAAAGCTTTTATATCATTCCATGACTGGCATCCTAACTTAGTAATGTCTAGTAAGACTTACTATATGACAGTAAAGGATAATGGTATCTGGAAACATAACTTAGTATGTGATTCTTATTGTAACTACTATGGTGTTAACTATCCTTTTGAGATAGAGTATGTACAGAACCAAGGTCAAACCGTTACAACAACCAGATCAGTAGAATATATCTTAGAATGCTATAGATACTCTCCTAACTGTTTAGATTATCATCATCTGTTAGATGAGAACTTTGACCGGGCTATTGTATATAACACAGAACAGATCTCTGGGGACTTAAGATTAAACTTATCTCCTAAGAATAATCCTTACTTAATTAATAACTATCCTTTAGTAAATGTCAATAACATTGATATCTTATTCTCTAAAGAAGAACAGAAGTATAGGTTTAATCAGTTCTGGGATATTACTAATGACCGTGGTGAATTTACTGGTACTTTTGCACCCATGTGGGTCACTGAAGCCAACGGTTATATTAGGAATATTAACGCAACTTATGTAAATTATAATAAGGGAGCTACACAAAGAAAGAAATTTAGACACTACCTTAACAAGGTTATATTGAAAAAACTTGTTTCTGGCTCATCTAAGTTCTTATTGAAGCTCAGTAATAACAAATTGTTAGCTTCATTTAGGTAATAAAATGGCTAGAAAAAAACCTATCATATCTCCTTTAGGTCAGTGGGCATATCCCGGTGAGGTTACAATTATACCCTCTTCTGATATAACAATGAAGGGGGTTAACTATCCTGTATTAGGTATAGATGATTTAGGTAATCAGCAAATGATGATGCCCGGTCAGGATTATACATTCCCCGGTAACTATGTAACTGAGATACCCCAGATGGGTAAAGGTGGTTTAGCACAATGGTTTGATGAAAAATGGGTGGATGTTAAGACAGGTAAAGCATGTGGTAGATCAGGTAAAGATAAAGACGGTAGACCATATCCTGCATGCAGACCAAGCAAACGGGTAAATGAAACAACTCCTAAGACTACATCAGAAATGTCATCATCAGAAAAAGCTAAGTTTAAAAGAGAGAAAACATCTGGTAAGCGCATAGACTATAATCATAAACGTAGAGAAGATGGTGGTGAGACAGGATGGTTAGATGAATATCAAACAGGTGGTTGGGCTGGTTGGACACCTAATGTAGGTAAGCCCTATATGAGAACTAGTCCTGCTGGTAATGCTGGCTATACTGATAATACTAGAGTAGTTAATCAGAATACAAACGTTACTGCTGCTAATAGAAAAGCTGCAGAAGCTGCAGAGTATGCTAAACGTGTAGGTAGTGTTAGTCAAGGAGAAGCTAAATCTGCTTATGAAAAAGCAAGAGACGCTAGTTCATTAGTAGCACAAGCACAACAACGTAAAGGTTCTGCTGATCCGTTAGACTATGTATTAGACATGGTTAACCCAGCTGCATATCCATTTTCTGCTATCGATTTGGTAGGTAATACGGGATCAGCTGCTGTTAATGCCGCACAGGGTGATTTTGCTGAAGCAGGAAGCGATTTATTGAATGCAGGATTAAACGCTTTTGATGTTGTTCCATTAACAAAAGGATTAGGAAAAATAGCAAAACCTTTGGTTAAAAATGCGGCGCAAGCAGTTTCAAGATACGCCGATGATGTAGCAGAAACTTCTAGAATTGCAGGTAAACTAACATTGCCTACTTATAAAAACGTATACAGAACCGAACATGCAAATTTTAATAATGTTGCAACGCCTGATGATGTTACTGGTAGATGGGCATTAGATAATCCACAACGTGCAGATTTTTATGTAAGCAACTTGAAAACTCCACGAGAAGATTCATATGTCTACAGAGATTACTGGAAAGGTGAAATAGAACCGGTAAGGATAATGAGAGATCGTCTTCCTGAATACAAAATAAATCAACAGTTTGGTGAAGGTATGCCCGAAGAAGCAAGAATTATGAGTATGGGTACCGGTAAATTAACAAATGACGAGTTAAATTTTGTGCTCGGCGAAGGTGCTGTTGATAGAATGCGAACTGGTAAATTAACACAAACGGATTTAAACTCTATGTCTACTGCTCCATTTTTGTATAACCCAGAAGAAGGGATACTTGATGCAGATAGAATAAATCAATTACGTAAAGGTGAGAATACTTTTTTAGGTCGTGGAAAAACTTCTCTATTTCCAGATCAGGATAAAGCGGTTCAGTATTTAAGAGGTCAGAAAAAAGGTCAAAAAAATATGTCTGCTCTTAGCAAATACTTACCATTTAGTACATACGAACAAGGTGGTCAAACCAACTGGTTAGATATATATCAAGATGCTGGTGAAGTTCCTTTTGATGTAGAGAGAATGCAGGGTGCTGATATACGTAAGAAACGTTCTTGGTTAGATAAGTTAAGAGGATATGTACATAAAGGAGAAAAAGCAATTGGTCTAGATCCATACAATGAAAGATCAGATGATTTTATGGAGCAATGGGCTAGAAGAATAAATACTGCAACCGGGGGCAAAGATTGGTATAAACAACCCAATGATGCATCTGGTGCTGGTGGTATAGGTACTGCTATGATGGAAACAGTAATGGCTCCGTTTAGTGCACCACAGTTAGCTTCTGTATATGGAGCAACTGGTAAAGTACAGATGCCATCTGAAGCAATGAATATTCAGAATCCTGTAGGTTCTTTCTTAGCTGATGCTATATTAGATCCCACTAATTTAGTAGGTGCTGGTATAGCTAAAAATCTAGGTAAAGGATCTTTACAAAATATGATTAGAAATAGATCTAGAGGAGTAAGACCAGATTTTACTCCTAATGTTTCTAATCAATTAGCTTCACCACCATCAGAAATTATAGTGGATCCAACTACTGGACAATTTAATTCTTATTTTAATCAAGATATAGAACGTCCTTATTTTGATGAGTGGGTAAGGATGATGAATAATAATGCTAGTGAGTTAGATGTTTCAAATCTTTTTGCAAATCCTGCTGAATCTATTGATTTAAGAAAACTTAAAAAGATTGCTAAAAATAGATCTGGATTAACAAAAGAAGAGATATTAAAGAATGCATCTCCTAAAGATAAAGAGGTTTTAAGTAAAATGTCTGAATCTGAATTTGAACAGACAGTGTTAAAACCTACAGGTGAAGTAGTTCCTTATGAACCTGCTATAAATTTAGGTTTAGGTTTTAATACTAATACAAGGAATTTAAATTTATCAAATACTATACCTATGGATAATAGTGAGTATGTAGATATTTTTAATTCTAGATTAGATAGACTTAATGAGATTATTTCTAGAAATAATAAATCAGGATTAGACTATTCTGTTAAAGGATTATCACCATCTGGCGCATTAACATTTAATACTCCAGCTCAAATTGAAAAACTTGCTCCAGATACTGCTGTACTTAATCAGTTAAGAGATCGTGGATTTATGGATGAAGCTGGTAATATAGATCCTCGTTTTCAAGACTACGCAGACCGTTGGGGAATTATGGGTAATAGAAATATTCCTCAAGGAGAATCTACTTGGATGTTAGATATAAATCCTGGTCAATGGCGTGGTGAAGTAGAAGATATTGCAAATGCCGAATACTTTAAAGCTATCCCTGGATTAAACATGAGGAATACAACAGCAAGTGTATTTTCTGATGCTCTTCCTAGAAGAGGTACTGGTACATATAATAGTATAAATGAATATCTTAAAGAGCTAGATCTCGGTAGAGTAAAACCTGGTTTTAATTCACAATCTCAATCATCCAGTGGACTTTGGGAAGATGCAATTAAAAAAGGAAAAGCCTTTGGATATTTTAATAATCCAGGAACTGTATATGGTTCTATGAGAACTGTTGCTCCATTAGTAGCAGGAGCAGCTGCAGCATCCCAATTACCAGAACAAAAGAATGGTGGTTGGCTTAATAACTATCAAGATGGTGGAGAGAATCTTCCAGAATTAAATTCTAAAATAGATATTGCTAACTTCTATAAGAATCCTTTAAGTGAGAAATATGGTATCTACCAGGATCCTGAAGATGATACATATAAGTATTATTTAAAGTCTGGTGATGAAAGTAGTATTTTACAAAGTGGACCGGATTTAAGTAATATTAATTCTAGAAGATTAGCAGAAATAAATTCTCAAAAAGGATCTTTATCAAATGCACAGTTAGCTAATATTAAAAATGTTAGTCCTGTAATTCTTCCAGAACAAAAACAAAGAATATTAAGAGATAAGGTATATTACGATCAAGAGGATTTAATGGAACAAGCAATGAGTGAGTCTGCTATTCCTTCAGTTAAAACACCTTCTTACTCAGAAATTTTAGAATCAGATCCAGAGTTTAAAAGGGTAATGACAGAGAAACCAAAACCTGTTGCACCCATTAAACCAAAACCAGTAGCTGCTGATACACCTTTAGTTCCTATAGGTAATGCTCCAAGAGCAATAACCAGACCTGCTGTAAGAAAAGTAGTAGCAAAAAATGATATTGTTAACTTAGCTGATCTTACTATTACCAAAGCTGATTTAGCTTATTTAAATAAAGTTGAAGAATATTGTCCTAAGGGTAATTGTTTAGAGACTACAAGAAATGCTTATGATATGCTTCCTGGAAGAATACAAGGTATTCCTACAAGCTCTGACATTTGGAGTAATGATTTAAAGATACATAGTAAAAAAGGAACACCAACTGCTAATGATATTAAACAGTATCCTTATTTTGCTGGAGACTCAGGTTCAGGCACGGTAGATAGCTGGGATATTCATGGTGTAATTGTTGCAAATGGTGGTAAGAATTTATTTAATATTAATAATCCAACTCCAATTGATTACAAACAAATACCTGTTGGAGCTGTAATTGGTTGGGGTCCTGCAAATAAAAAAGATTCTAGCTATAGTGGTAGAAGTAAAGGTTATAATAAACAGTTTGGTATGCAACCAAGTCATCATAGTACTATGGTTACTGGATATAGTGAGACTGGAGAACCAATAGTATATGATGGTTTCTTAAAGAAGTATATGACTTTAACAGAAGCTAAAGCAAATATTGGAAGTTCTCTTAGTTATGAGTTAGAAAATATATCTGCACCAAAGTCTATATTAAATAATACACAAGATAATCTTAGAAGTCAAGGTATATTACTTAATTATATCCCCCCTACTAATGTTAATCCTAATAAAATCTTAGCTGCAGCTAATCAACCTTGGGCACAAATACCAGAAGGATCAGCAAAGAGAGCTCCTAGATTTAATAAACAAATGATGACAGAATTTAATTCAGCTTTAATGAATAATAAAGGTGAATTAATGCGTAACTTAAATATAAGTTCTGAAAAGTATGATGAATTAGCTAAAGTTGCTTTAGCTATTTCTGCTCAAGAAAGTGAGGGCGGTGGAGCATTAGGTATAATTGATGGTAGTACTATTGGTATGACACAATTAAATCCTGACAATATATTTAAAGATGATAAATTAAAAAAGGCTGCAAGCAAACCATATATTTTAAATGATGGTGGTAATAACATTTTAAAGCCTGAACTTATTAAGACACCATCTGGATCAGCTGTTGCTACTATGATATATCTATCTAAATTAGATAAAGATTCAGAGAGATATTATAATGAAGGTAAAGTACCAAAAGATAGAAGCTTTACAAAAAATTCTAATATTATAAAAGATGCACTTAGATCTAATACATCTAAATATAATGCTGATGGATTTTTTGTAGAAGAAGCTAATAAAAGAATTGATCTATCTCCTTTTGAAGGTGGTATGTTAAGTTCTCCAGATCCTGTAGCTGCACAAAAATTACTTAATAAAACAGCAGGTGCAGCAGATAAATATAAAGTATCTGTTAAAAATGGTAGCTTGGTAGTTACAATGAAAACAAAAGGTAATGCTGATTTAAGTGTTGCTGAAAGAATTGGTTATGCCTGGCAATCACCTAATACTTTAAAATCAGGAGATGCACAAGGAGATAGTGTTTATACTAGAAGAATTAAAAACTATTACGATCTATTAAATAATACTACACCAACATACCGCAAAGAAGGTGGTCAAACCGGTTGGCTAAACAAATACAAATAACTAAAATGAAAGATAAATTTTTACAAATGGCTGGTGTTAATTCTGAGGAAGAATTCTATTCTATGTTTCCTACAGAAGAAGCATTCTTTCAAGCTTATCCTGAAGCCAGAGAGATGAAGAAAGGTGGTAATGTACCCACTAATCCTGGATTATATTCTCGTGTTAAATCCGAGGCTAAAGCTAAATTTGATACCTGGCCTTCAGCTTATGGTTCTGCATGGCTTGTGAAGACTTACAAGAACCGTGGTGGTGGATATAGAAAAGCTCAAACCGGTGGTGGTATGGAGCAACAACAAATATTCCAATATCCTAACTATGATGGTAACATGGCTTCTTATTATAATAAGATGAATGAGGATAGAGCTAACAATCCTACGAATGCTATTGGTGATTTTATGGTTAATGGTGCAATGGCTGCCGGAACTGCTATGGATAATGCAGAAGGAAATGGTGAAGATAAAATGCAGATGGCAAAGTTAGCTATGAATGTTATGGGTATGCCAGCTATGCAGATGGGTGGTGTAGGTATGATGATGCGTGATAACTATTATGATGAAGGTGGTGAAATGGCAATGGGTCAGATAATGGCTATGAATGATAAGATTGCTAGATTGCAAAACTTTATTAATGGTGAATCAGAGGTTGAGCCTTGGGTAGCTAGTAAATTAACTTTAGCTGATGATTATATTTCTTCTGTTGCTGACTATCTTCAATTCAATGAAGGTTCTGAAGAAGGAGAGGAAGAAGGAGAGGAAGAGGAAGAAGATATTGATATGAACATGGGTGAGATGGAAGAGATGAAGATGGGTGGTATTCCTCAGCGTTATAAGAACAGAGGCTTTAGTAAAGTAGGTGCTAAAAGAAAATCTGATAGAGCTGGTAAGAAATGGATGGTATTAGCTAAGAAGGGTGATAAGTATAAAATTGTACATGGTGGTTATGTTGGTATGAAAGACTTTAGCCAGCATGGTTCTAAGAAACGTAAAGATAATTTCTGGAATAGAATGGGTGGTAAAAACTCAGCTAAGGCTACAGATCCATTCTCTCCTTTATACTGGCACAAACGTTTTGGTACTTGGGCTAATGGTGGTGAGATGATGCCTCCTGAAATTGCACGTGCTCGTTTTGCCGCTGCTGGTAACTTAGATAAGTTAGATGACTATGGTTATGCTAAAGGTGGTCAACCAACTAATGCTGGATTCCAAGCATTACCTCCTTACGTACAAGCTAAGATATTATCTAATATGGCAGAAGGAGGAACTTATGGTTCTGCCCCTATTAATACATTTATGTCTCCTGGTATTGATAATGATCCTAGATTTGAACAATATTATAATCAACAGCTTCAGCAATTTAATAAAGCTGGTGTAAAACAAGCACCATCACGTAATGACATTTATTCTTATTATCAGTCCTCTAATCCTCAATCAGCTGTAGATCAGACAGGACGTATGATATTTAATTCTGCACCAGGAACTATTTCTAGTTCAACTACATTTAGTCAAGCTGTAGATCCTAATACTGGTAAAGTATTAAATCAAGGTACTAATTTACAGAAGTCTGCATTTGATCAACAAGCCCGTAGATTTCAAGAAGGTGGTCCAGCTTTAACAGAAGAACAAAAAGCTGCCGCTGCAGAAGCTGCTGCTAAGAAAAAGAAACGTAATGATACAATAGCTGGTATTGGTTTAGGTATTGGAACTGCCGCTGGTATTATTGCCTCTGAAATTAGAGCTGGTCGTAAGCAAAGAGGTTATCAAGAGTTCATGAATTCTAATGATCCAAGACTAGGCACTGGTCAAACTCCATCAAATAAAGAACTCCGTAAAATGGGTAGAAGAATGTATGGTGGTGATACTGACATGTATGGTGGTGAAATGGATATAGATGCTATGTACCAGATGATGAAAGGTGGTCAACCTTGTTATGAGTGTGGAGGTAAAGTATATCAACAGGGTGGTCAACAAGATGAAGTTATGCAAGCTATTCAGATGTATGCACAAATGACTCAAACAGATCCTGAACAACTTATGGCACAGTTACAATCTTTACCACCTTTAGAACAACAAGAAGCTATTCAAAAGATTATGCAGGCTATTCAAGAAGCACAACAAGGCCAATCTCCTCAAATGGCTTATGGTGGTATAAATATTAATCCTGCTAATAAAGGTAAGTTTACTGAGTCAGCTAATAGAGCCGGTATGGGTGTGCAAGAGTTTGCTAGAAAGGTACTTGCAAATAAAGAGGACTATAGTGCAACACAAGTTAAAAGAGCTAACTTTGCTCATGTATTTGGTGGAAGAAATTATCAGAATGGTGGTTATGTTATGGGTGAAGAATATGAATTATCTGATGAAGAAATACAAGATTTAATTAATAAAGGATACAAAGTTGAATACATCTGATAAAAAAAGAAGACACAGAACTAAATTTAAACAAAAAGATGATTTAGGGAATTTGTATTGTTATAAATGCAAAGACTATAAAGATATTAATTTGTTTGATAATAATTCTGAAGAGAGTAATATTTTTTATAGAGATGGTAAAGATAGAAGATGTAAGGATTGTAAGCACTCACAGTATAAAAAAAGATTATTAAGTAATAATAATTCTACTTTTGAACAGTTATTAAATAAAAGATTTTTAGGATTAAAAGATAGAGCGAATCGTTTAAAGTTAGAAGTTAATATTGATTTAGATTATTTAAAAGAAATATGGAATAAGCAAGAAGGTAAATGTGCTTTATCTCAAATTGATATGACATATTTAAGTAATAAAGGTAGAATTTTAACTAACTTAAGTATAGATAGAATTGATAGTAAAAAAGGATATATCCAAGGTAATATACAATTTGTTTGCATGGCTATAAATCAAATGAAATCAGATTTAACTTTAGATGAATTATATTTCTTTTGTGATAGTATATTAAAAAATAAGACATGAAAAAGAAAGTAAGGGTTAAGAGCTTACCTAAAGCTCAATACGGATTTAATAACTTACCTGCACCTAATGTGCTACGTCCAGATTATTTAGCCACCTGGCAAAAAAATAATCCCTATCCGTCTTTTGGAAGTGCACCAACCTCTGGAGCAATTTCTGCAGATGTTTATTCTGGTATTAATAATACTAGTGGTAACTTTAATGTAGGAATGCCTGCGTTTAATTTAAATACTAATCCTTCATTTTATGCTGATGTATATCAAGGAGATCCTAATACTACAGGATCTTTTAATGTAGGTATGCCAAGCATTCAAGGTCTACGCCCTTCATCTTTTGCACCAAAAACTAGTGTTGGAGAACCTTTATTTTTTGAAAATACAACTCCTATTGATTATAGTAAGTTGCCTACATCTATGGGAGGACGTTCTTTAAGCTTATATCCTAGAAATACTAAATTAGAGTCTGGCATTCTTAGTACAAAGGATGCTATTAGAAAATCTTATACTGATCAGATTCCTGAAGATACTAGGAAGTTAATGGGCTTAGAACCATTTGGCGATATTAAAACAAAAAAACCTAATCAAAAAGGTAATCCTTATGTGGGTCCTATGTTATTAGCTGGTACAGATATATTTAGTTCTGTTGCTAGAAAGATTCAAGATAGAAGTACTGAAGAAGATTTTAGAGATCAGTTTTTAGCTGATAACTTATATAATGTTAGACCGGAAGATTACTCTGGTAATAGAGGAGATTACTTAACTAATACTCCTGGTTTTGGTTTAGACTTTAGACCGGATGAAGCTATAATTAAAGGTTATAATAAAGAGGCCCAAATGGGTGGAGAAATGAAAAGAAAAGTAAAAATTACAAGTTTACCACAAGCTGGATATGGTGGTACTCAAGATGCTAAAGCTGTTAATCAGTTATATGGTAACTCAGCTTACATGATGAACATGTTTAATGGTGCTACTGAAGGTGAACCACAAGAACAATATGGTCAGACATTAGGACCGGATCCTAGATCTATCTCTGTATTAGAAGCAGAGAAGGGAGAGACTCTAGTACGTAAAGGTACTAATAGTACAATTCCTGAGTTCTTTAAGATTGGTGGTAAGCGTCACTCAGAAGGTGGTACTCCATTAGCTGGAGATAAAGCTACTCCAGATAGTTTTATTTATTCAGATACAAAGGCTATGAAGATTAAAGATCCCGCTATATTAGAATCTTTTGGGTTTGCTGCTAAGAAAGGTGGTTATACTCCAGCTAAAATTTCTAAGAAGTTTGATCTTAATAATAAAGAGTTGCGTGAAGGCTTATATTCTGAGACCGATCCCTTACGTAAAAAGACAGCTGTTATGATGGCTGATAACTATATCTCTAACTTAGGTAAGTTAGCTCTTGTACAAGAATCACAGAAAGGATTTCCTCAAGGTGTTCCACAAATTGCTGTACCATATATGGATAAAGTAGGATTAGATCCAGCACAGTTCTTACCACCATCTCCTGAAGAAGGTATGGCAATGGCTATGTATGGTGGTATTCCTAAAGCTCAAAATGGTATTAGTAGAATGGATGGTATGGCAGAGTTTGAAAAATTAAAAAGAAATTACTACGCTGGTAATCCAAATACTGGAATTACTCAGAGAGCAACACCAAATGTTCCAGTTAATAGAACAACACCATATACAGCTCAGGATATAGAATATAAAGATGGTAGATGGCAAGTTAAACCTACAGCTAATATGCAAGCTGCACCATATAGCGTATCTTCACAAAATATGTCTCCTCAGAGATTTCAAGATTATACATTTAATAATCCAGAAGCTGCAATTGATTTAGTTATTAAATCTAGTGGTATTCCATCTTACATTGAAAGAGTAGATAAAGGAAGACAAGAGTTTTTAAATACTCTTAATCAACCGTTTGCTAAACAACAAGTAGATACCATTGCCCCAGCACCAGTTAAACAACCGGTTGTAACACAAAAAGTTAAACCTGCTGCTCAAACACCAAAGCCTAAAGTTAATGTAGCTAAACCCAGTACAGATCCTGTAAGTTCAGAATGGGGCGATTATGAATATGGTGGTAATATTCCACAGTATCAAACTGCAGGAGAAACTCCTCAAGAAGTAGCAAAGCCAAATCCATATGCTAAAGTTTTTATTGAAGAAAGAACTAGTAAAACAACAGGAAAGAAAGCTTATTTGTATTATGAAGGTGATCAGAAATATCTTGTTGATGAGGCAGGTAATGAAATACCAGGAACTAGAAAAGTCAGAACCGCAGAAGATACAAAGTTTACACAATATGGTTCTCCAGAAATTGGAACTGCAATTGATGAGAGAGTTAGAAAAGGTAATAAAGTTATCTATACCAGAATTCCTGCAGGACAGTTTGCTAATCAACCTCGTGTAAAAAATACAGGTATTTATTTACCAAGTGCTGAAGCTTCAGCTAGAACTGAAGGAACTTTAAGTTCTGCAGAGTGGAAAGATTTTCAAGACAGACATGGTGATTGGATTGAAAAAGAATATCCAGGAGGATTTAATAAATTTAAACAAGATTTAGAAACTGTAGACAATGATCCAGATAGATTAAAAAATTTAGAAACTGTTGGTAATAAAGCTGCAGGATGGTTCCAAGATAAGGTTAATGAAAAATCTATTAAAGCCACAGGTAAAGCTTACTTTAAACCAAAAGATCCTAATAGTAAAGATCCTTATCAAAGAGATGTAAAATTTGGTAGAGTAACTTATTCTGTTCCAAACTATTTTGATGATGAAACTCCAGAGACTCCAAATACTCCAAATACCCCAAGAGATCCTCTTGAGCCAGGACAATTAAATCCTCCACCGGTTCCAAAAAGACCACCTATTGGTTTCTATCCTCAAGATGTATTAAATACTGCAGCTGCTGTTGGTGACTTAGCTAGTATCAATAGATACTATCCTAGAATGGCACAGTTTACTGCAGAGCCTATGGAGCCTACATTCTATGATCCTAATAGAGAGTTAGCAGCAAATGCTGAGATGGCTAATATTGCTGGTGCAAACTTGGCTCAGTTTACTGGACCACAAGCTTTCAATACAAGGTTCTCTGAAGTACAAGGTAAAGGTTTAGCTAATGCTGCTAATATCTTAGGTAGATATAATAACTTAAATGTTGGTGTAGCTAATCAGTTTGAGCAAGCTAATAAGCAATTAATCAATGAAGCTAACTTTAGAAATCAATTAGCTGCTAATGACTTCTATGATAAGACTGTTGCTACTAATCAGCAATATGATAATGCTAGAAGAGCTGGTAGAAGAGAGGCTGTTGATTATGTAAATGCTGCATTAGAAAATAGATTTATAACAGATCAAATGAACAGTTTATATCCTAATTTCTTTGTTGATCCTGCTGCTCTTAAAACTTATTATACACCAGCTCAAAAACTTCCACCTGGACAAAAGGGTAAAGATTTAGCAAAATACTTAACTGAAATGGGAATTGATACTAAGAATCCTACAGTTCAGGCTGCTATGGTTAAAAGTATATTCGGAGATATAGATGTAGATGAGCGTGGTAATATTTTAGCAGCACAATCTGCAATGTCTAACAGAAGGAAAACTAAGGGCTCTTAAATATTAGAGGTTTAATAGTTTAACTTTATATTTGTTATATTTATAATATAGATAATGGCTACTTACATTCAAGGTCTTACCGATTACATACCAAAGGCTGAACCTTATAAACCCAATTTTGATTTTCTTAATACGGTTTTAGCAACAAGACAGGCTAGGTATGATAGCGCACTTAATAAATTAAGTGGTGCATATGGTAGTATTGTATATGCTGATCTTACAAGAGATGATAATAGAGAAGCAAGAGATAACTTCTTGAAGAACTCTGAGAAAGCTATTCAACAAATTACATCTTTAGATCTTTCAGATCCAGCTAATGTACAATTAGCACAACAGGTATTTCAACCTTTTGTAGATGACAAGAAGATGCAGTATGATATCATGTTTACTAAAGCTAAAAGGCAAGGTGAAACTGAAGCAGAAGCATATAGGATTGCCGGTGATGAAGAAACACAAGCCAAATGGTCTCCAGTTGGAGTACAAGCGCTAGAGTATAAACAGATGGAATTTAGAACAGCACCTCAAGATAAAGCATATAAAATGCCTTTACCTAAGTATGTGCCAGCTGTAAATATTGCAAAGATGGCTCATGAATTAATTGGTGATGATTTTAAAAACATATCTGTTGAAGAACTAAAAGGTGGATATAATATTACTACTACTGGTGGGCCAAAGTCTATAAATGTAATCAGGCAGTATTTAAGTATGGCATTAGGAGCTGATCCTAACGTTAGAGCTTATGCTCAGGAAGATGCATATGTTAGATCAATGAATGATATAACTGCATTAGCAAATCAAAAATATAACGGTGATATTAATGCTGCTAAGCAAGAGTATTATATTAATAATGCTGACGTAGCTTTAGAAAATGATATGTCTAGATTAGAAGATATTAAAGAAAGTGTATCTGAAACATCTAGTAAGTTAAGCGTATATGAGTCTAGAATAAATAGGGGTGATAGACTCTCTCAAAAAGAGCAAGCGCAGTATCAGGCATTAGCAAAAGAAAAAGCTACTGGTGATCAAATAGTTACTAATCTAGAAGATAGAATCAAACAGATTACTACAGCTGTTGAAACACAAGATGTAGATTTATTAGGTAGAGCTTTTCAAGCTTCTAAAGCTACAAGTTTTATTTCTGATCAATTAGCTAAAGCTTCTGAAACAGAAGCCTATAAAAATTACTCTGTTAAAAGAGAGGCTGATCCTTATAGACTTGAAGCATTTAAAAATAGTTTAGAGTTTTCTACTTGGACAAAGAAAGAAAAGATTAGACAAGATTTTGAAAGAGAGAAGATGGCAATGGCAGCCGGTGCACAAGATCAATTTATGGCAGGTTCTACAAGCTATCAAGCTGGTGTTTCTGGTGATCCACTTGCTGCAGATAGACAAGAGTTTAATACTAGCTGGCAACAATACTCAAAAAGTGTTTCTGCACTAGCACAAAGTATTTATAATACTAATGATCCTAAGTTACAGAGTGCTATTGAGTCTGCAGTATCTGGTGCTGGATTTAATATGACTGCACTTAAACAAGGTAAAATTGGTTTGAGTGGACTTAATAAGATTCAGCAAAGAATAGAGAATATGTTAGCTGCTGATCCTAACTTGAGTAATAAAATGGCGCCTTTATTAATTGCTGTAAATGATAGAAAGCAATTAGCTTATACTAATTCTTCTGTAGTAGCGAGTAATAATAAAGTAGTAGTTAGTAATATGATTGCTAGCAATGAGTTTAATCCAAATATTTTAGGAGCTATGTTTAGCAAAGAAGGATCATTAAGAGATGTTAATTCTGCATATAAAGTATTAACTAGTTCTGGTTATCCTATGTCATTTGAAAATTTTGCTGAGAACTATGCGGATGTTTCTGAAGAGTATAAAGCTAAATATGTAAATCTAGCTCAGAATAAAGCAGGGTACAGACCTGTAGGTGCAGGAGGAGATGGTCAGTATATTTCTAACTATGTAACCGGTGTTGCAGATCCTAAGAAGTTTATGTCACCAACCACCATTGGATTTATTGGTGTTATGAATGATGTAAATAATCCAATAGTTAAAGTAGGAGCTGGTAACGCTGCTGATATTACAGAACAGAGTCAAGGCATATTTGCAGATATGGAATCATTACCTGCATTGAAAGCTTACTTTAATAACTTGCGTTCTAAGATGGCTGTAGATAAAACAGCTATTGCATATGATTATGCAGGAAGAGCTTTAGGTAATAATAGTTATCATTCATTAACTGTAAGACCTAGCTCTGCTGATAAAGAATTAAAAGCTTTAAAAGAATCTGGTATTATTAGCGTAGATCAATATAATAAAATTATTGCTAGAGGTATTACAGCAGTTATTCCAAGAGAGATAGTTACAAATCCTATTGCTACTAGATTAGAGACATCTGATAGGCAAATGATTTTAAATAACAGTGGTTCTTATAGATATAAGAATCCTATTAGTAATATTGATATTACATTTACTCAGAATAATGACGGTAGTATTTCTGCATCAGGAACAGCATTTAATTCAGCAACTGGAAGAATAGATCCTTTTATTCAGGATAATATGAATTCTATATACTTTAATAATCTCCTTAGTAGGTTTGATCAGATTACTGAATAATAATTATAATGGCAGATTTTGAAAACATTTTACCACCTCCAGGTATAGAAACCGGTATACCTAATTCATTACAAGGACCAGATATGGTATTTGTAGATGGTATGAATTCATTACCACCCGGTGCACCATTAGTTCCTTATAATGAAGATGTAAGTATACCAGCAGTTCCTACTGGAGGATTTGAAGTAAATTATAATAAGAATAATCCTTTTGATATTACTAAGGATGTTTTAAGATCTCCTATTACTGAATCTGATATTGTCTTTGAAAAGTCTAAAATTAAAACTTTTCAATCCGGATATCAGAAAACTAACTTTAATAGATACTATAGTGATAATGATAACTTCTATAAATTAGGTTTTGATCCTTTAGCTAATAACGATGAGATCTATAATCAAAATAGATCTTGGTATGAGGATCTTGGTAGAGGCTTATTAGGAGTACCGGCACTAGGTTTATCTGTAGTTAAGTCTAGCTACAGAGGAATGGGTGAGATGCTCACCGGTGATTTCTCAATGACAGATGAAGTAGCTGCGGATGAGTTTGCTAAAATTATGGCTGAGTATGGTAGTACTAAAGGTGGTGCTACACAGTTTGCCTCTAATTTATTATTGCAATCTGGATTTGTAGCAGGTATTGTTGGAGACTATTTATTAACTGAAGCTGTAATTGCAGGTAGTGTAGCATTAACCGAAGGCGCTACTTTACCAGCAGCTCTAGCAGCTAGTTCTGCTAAGACAGTTAAAGCTGCTAAAGACTTAGCTAACATGCGTAAGTTATTCACCGCTAATGGTGCAAGGGAAGCTTATAGCTCTATTAAAGGTTTAAATGCTACCAAGCTGGGTCAAGGAGTTACAAGTGTTGCAGAAGCGCTTGTACCAAGAACTTTAACAAATATTAGGAATACAGTAAATGCTGGAGATAATGTAATTGGTTATGCTAATGCTGTAAGAAACGTTGGTGATTTTATATTAGATCTTAAGCAAGTTGGTTATACAGTTGCTGAAGCTTCTATGGAAGGTGGTGCTGTTAAGAATGAATTTATTGATGATAAGATAAATCAGTTTGTTTCTGAGAACGGATACTATCCAGAACAGGAAGAGATGAACCGGATATATAGTTTAGCTGGTGATGCTGGTTTTACCACTAGTGCTATTAACACACCGCTTATATATCTTACAAATGCTATCACCTTTAATAACTTATTTAAGGGTAAAGCAGCAATGCTAAATGCTCCAACAAATGATGTTATTGCTAGATCAGCATTAACTGGAGAAAAGATTATTGCTAGTACAGAAGGTGCTACAGTTTTAACTGCAAAAGAAGCAGCTAAGAAATTATTAAAACCTAAAGAGTATTTAAGCTTTGGAGCCCAATACTTTAAGAGAAACTTATCTGAAGGTATTCAGGAAATTTCTCAAGAGGTTGTGGCTGGTGCTTCTAAGAACTATTATGATAGATTATATGATACCCCAGAAGCTGGTGGTATTATGATTTACTTGGCTGATGCCTATGAGAATACTAAGAGACAAGCTTCTATGCAAGGTCTTGAAGTATTTGCGTCAGGATTTTTGATGGGTGGTCTTACCGGTATTGCTGGTAATTTAGCTAATGTATCAAGAAGAGCGGGTTCTAATGTTTATTATAACTACATTAAAAATGATCCTGAAAAGTATAATCAATTATATAAAGCAGAACAAGAAAGATTTAAAAGTATAGTTACTGAATTAGATGATGCTATTAAGAATGGTCAGAAGGTTTTAACTTTAGATATGGAAAATCTACTAACGCAAGTTAGATTAGGTACAGACATGGTAGAGGCTAGGAAGAACTTTGATGAGAAAGTTTTTCATGATCTAAAAGATATGGCACGGTTTAATAGTATTTATACAGCATTAGAATCTGGTAAATTTGATCTCTTAATACAAAAGCTAGAGAATCTAAAAGATATGAAGGGTTCTGAATTAAAAGAGGCCTTTGATTTAACTGAAGATGTAACTGATGAAGATGCTTTAAAGGTATTAGATGTTAGTATTGAAAGAGCTAAACAAGTTAAAGAGCAGTATAAAGAATTCTCAGATTATAAAAATCCTTTTAATCCTAATAGATTTAGAAGAACTAATCTATCAGATCCTGAAACTAAAGATGCTTATGTTAAAGAAGTAATAAACTATAAAGCATTTGAAGAAGCAAGAAAGGTTGCTGTATTTAGTTTACATGGTAGAGAGCAAGCCCAGAAAAGAATGGGTGAGCTTACTGATAGACTTACAGCTATTGGTACAATTGGTAAATTAACATACTCAGATATTACACCCTTATTAAATTCTAACAATCTTGAACAAGAGTTAGATTTATTAGATAGTGAAATCAAATCATTAACCGGTTCTACAGATAAAGAAACTTTAAAGATTCTTAATTATAAAAAAGCTAAGAAGAAAGCATTAGAGTTATATAAAACAAATCTTGAGAAAGTTGGAGATGTATCTGATTCTGAACAATTAAAAAATAAAAGATTTTTAAGAGATGCTTTTATTAAATACTTTAATACTTTAGCACAAGAGGCAGGTACAACTATCTCTAAAACTGAAGCTGCGGAAGCTTATAATATAATAACTGATTACTATTCATTATCAGATGATGTAAATATATTTACAGAGAATCTGAATTCATTATATGATCCACAGAGTTTCTATGATTATGTAAATAGACTTGTAGAACAACAAAAATATAGACAAGAAAAGCAAGTTGCTTATATGCAAAATGCTAGAAAGTCTTTTATTAATGCTGTAAAGGTTAGAGATTTTATTCAGTATCTAGCTGATAGAGGTTATGGTATAAAACTATCTTCTTTACCTAAAGATGTAAGTAAAGATTATGATGAGTTTGTAAAAACTATTATTAATGATCTAGATGTTGTATTTATAGATTTTAATTCAGATAGAGAGTTTGATAAGACTGATCCAAGATCTTTACTTATCTTTAGTATTATTAACGAGTTTGATGGTATTGTAACTGAAGAAGTAACAGAGGAAGCTCCAGCAGAAGAAGTAGTTACAGAAGAAGAAGTGGTAGAAGATCAACCCGCTGTATCAGATGAGATACAGCAAGAAGAGGGTGTACCTTTAATTCAATCAGTTAAACAGTTTAATACATTACCAGTTAAGCTACAAGGTTTAATTAGATCTGCATTAACTCAACAGAATTCTGCTAGAGAAGCTGATGGTGAATCAGAATTACCTTTAGATAGATTCTTACGTACAGCTTCAGCTAGAAGAATTATTACTAAGTTCTTTAAAGATCCTGAGAATGCTGCAGATGTTAAAGCATTTAATGAAAAGAAAGCTCCAGCAAAACCAGCAGAAGCACCTAAAGCTGAACCTGTTAAAACAGAAGAACCTGTAGAAGAAGAACCGGTTATAGAAGCTGAAGTAGTTACTGATCCATTACAACCAATCCTAGATACAATTAGTAAAGCCAAGTCACTTGGTGAGTTAGATACTATGCTAGAAGAACTAGATTTAGATTTACTGGCTGAAGATCCAGCTAATATTGATGCAGTTAATAAAGCAATTGAGTCTCGTAAACAAGAGTTGAGTAAGTCTGTAAAGTATGAGAATGTTAAAGTGGGAGATGTATTAGTATTTGGGGATAATAAGTTTGGTTTGGTTGAGAAAGTTACTTCAACTAAGTTAACTGTAGTACCTTTGTATGGTGAGCGTATGACTCCGGCAAAAGATGCTAATAAACGCATTACAATTTTAAAGAAAGATTTCTCAAAAATGGTAAAATCATTATATGATACAGAGTCCAATGTAGTAGTTGGTACTAAAGATGTTCCTTCTCCTTCAGCAGAAGAGAAAAAGATTATTGAGACTAACTCACAGAATATAGATGACTTCTTAGATAATGAGGAAGCCACTAAGAAACTTGAAGATCAGACTAATAACAAGTCTGAAAAAGATGTAAATAATGATTTCTTTAATAATATAGGTTGTTAATAATATGAATTGCTCACTATCCGCATTACAACAGCAGCAGTTTTATGCTAAAGTTTTTAAAGATTTATCTGTAATTACAGATAACAAAACACCTTATAATTTAAAAGATTACGTTAATCAATTTTATGAGCAAGTAGTTGCTGCCAGTAATGATCCTAGTTTAGGATTAACCTATATACAGTTACTTCCAAGAATAGTTGCTACTATTGTTAACAAAAATCCTAATGTTCGTAAGCATCTTAGAGATAATCAAATTAGTACTGATGATGTTTTAGATCTTAGAGATAGCTTTGAAGATGTTACTGTTGTAGAAAAATACCTTGCTGTAAAAGAGTTAAGTCCAGAAAGACTAGAGCAAGTAAGAAAGAAAGCTGGTATTGTTAGTTCTCAATTAGAGAAAGCAACAGAATTAAGTAATGATATAGAATTTCAAGCAAAGCATACTACCGGTCTAGTTACCACTGGTCAAGAAGAAGAGGTTAATGATGAGGGTGAACTAATAGGTGAGGCAGATCCAGATCCTGAAAAGATTGCTACATATGCATTTATGCGTTCTATTCTAGATAGATTAAGTAAACAAAATCTAAATAGTGCTGAACAAATAGAGATAACCGCATCTAACGGTACCAAGATCAAAGGGATCTATATGATTCCTACTGATATAATTACATCTAGAGGTAGTAGAATTACACAGTTATCTTTTGCCACACTTACTAAAGATGGATATAAGAAAATCTTTGTAAATAGCAGAGGTTATATTACAAACATTGAGGGTCAGGATGAAGCAGAAGGTGCTATTATTCCCGTAACTGATTTCATTACCCCTAACACTAATAAGGGTAAAAGAGAATTTATATTTATAGAGAGTGGTGAAACCAGTCTTGCACCTATAGATGAACTTGTAGAAAGAACTATTGCTAGGGCTGCTAAAGCTGGAGTAGAAATTCCAGATGCTGATGTCTTAAGAAAACAATTAGAGGATCAAAGAACTAAAGAAGTACAGTTAGTAGATAAGTTTATTAAGACCTTCATAGGTAATAAGACTTTAGCTTTACCTTTAAATATAGTTGGTGGTAGATCTGGTTTTAACTTATTATCTGATACTCCTGTTAAGTTAACAGAGGTAAGTAATGTTACTTCAGATACTATTAGTAATATAGAGTTTGATAACTTTGGTAAAACATATTTGAAGTTAGATAAGTTTGGTGATCTAGTACAGATATTTCCAAATAAAACATCTGCTGAGTTAGCTAAGAATCTTGCAAAGCTTATTGTAGATCCTAAAGTATCAACCGCTGTAAAGTTTGGAATACTAGAGAACATCTATAATATTAATGATGGTACTTTTAATATCAGTTATGATAATACTACTAAGAAACCATTGTTAAGTATCTATTCAGATAAGGATGTGATATATGATTCTGAAAATCCGGATTTAGCTGATGAAGATTTTATAGCAGAGCAATTAGCTACTGCTTATATAAACATATCAAAGGATAACATTGATGGTAAGATAGATGTACCTAACTATAAGTCAGGAAAGTTTGCAAAAAGTAAGGTTAACTATAATGACTTTGTAAGACAGAATACCGTAGTATTTACTGTATTACGTAATGATGGTACTATTAAAACTTTTAATCCCAGTCTGCAGTATGAATTTACAGTAGAGGCATTAGAAGAAATGTATCCAACTGAAAAGAAACAAGAGGTACCAGCTGAAGAAGAGACTAAAGAAACCAAACCAAAAGCTAAAGTAAAAGCTAAACCTAAAACTGTTATCAAGAATCAGAATGTAAATACTACACCCTCTGGTTTTAAAGGTACATTTGATATGGACCTTATTAATGATATTAATAATAGTCTAAAAAGAGCCGGATTTAAAACTGTAAATACTACACCTGAAGAGATTAAGAAGATTAAAGATTGGTATGGATCTTTAGAGGTTATGGTAGATGGTGAGAAAGTAAAACTTTCTACAATGATTCCGGTTAATGAAGCAATTGCTTTAACTAACTCAGATGCATTGGGACTATTTAGTTCTAGTGGTATTACATTATTTACAAAAGCCGGTAAAAAAGATTACACTACGTTATACCATGAAGCATGGCATGCATTCTCTCAGTTACTATTAACACAAGATCAAAAGCAAAGCTTATATAATTCAGTAAGAAAAGGAGTTAAGTATTTAGCTAATGCTACAGATAAGCAAGTAGAAGAATACTTAGCTGAAGACTTTAGAGGTTATGTGTTATCTGATGGTAAGAAAATTCTTGTTAAACCTAATGAGAGCATCTTCCAGAAATTATGGCGTATTGTAAAAGCTTTCTTTACCGGTCAAACTGATATTGTAGACCCCACTGTTGTACCATTAGTAAAAGAGTTATATGATAACTTAAGATTGGGTAATCTATTTGAGTATGCGTACTCTGTAGAGAACATGCAGTTTGGTAACTTGTATAGAGGTATAGATCCATTAAATGAAGAAGAACCAAGTATTAGTTTATCAGATAGTAGGTTAATCAATGAATCAGTTGATGGTGCTTTTTCAGAAATTATTAATGCTACTGGATTAAACGTTTCAGCTATTTATAGTGATAAGAGAGCATTAGATTTCTTATATAAGAATACTAAGCAGTACTTTCAAGATATTTTAACTGATACAATTGCTAGAGTTGAAAATGATCCTGATGGTGCTGATACTGTAGATAGAAATAATATTCGGATTTTAGAGTATGCTATTAATAACTTTGGTGAATTAGATAACGTTATTTCTGGTAAAGAAAAATCAGGTGTTATTGCTTATCATAGACAAAAATCTAAGTACTTAGCATTTGAAGCAAAAGTTCTTGAAGCAGAAGAAGATAAGTCAGATCCAAGTATAGATAGTTTTGACCGTACCGGTAATGATAAATCATTAAAAGAGTTAGCTTCTAAACAAGCTCTTTATATGGTTAAGAGTTTATACCAAGTAAAAGCAAACGGAGAACCTATCAAGAACAGATTAGGTTTTAATAAGCTTGTTGAGTTTGGTAAAGCTTGGAGTACCATATCTAAAACCTTAATTAACTCAAATAGTTTTGATGAGATATATACTAAGTTAATTGGCTTACAAGAAAGTTTTCCAGAAGTAGCACAGTTAATTGCTAAGTTGGGAGATCCAAGTCAATCTCAAATTAATAATGCTAACTTTAAACGTTGGTTAGGATTTGCTCAAACATTTAATAAAACAGTAACTCCTATTATAGAGCACAGGCTTTCTACTTCTATTGAAGAAGAGGAAGGAAAACCTAGTTCAACTAAAGTTTCTACATACATTCAGAGAGCTACTAGTGATACAACAAAGATCATTAATACTTTTAATTCTAAGTTCCTAGTTAGTAAATCTAAGTATGTAATTAGAAAGAAAGGTTCAACACCTATTTTAAATATAGATAAGGTACTTGAAGACTTTTCATTAATTAATAAGTATAATGTATTTGACTTTTTAAAAGCTATAGGTTTCTATTTGGATAATAATCCTACTTTAAGAGCAGCACTAGAGAATGCTGTAGTAGATAGAAAAAGCAAGGAGACACATATTGCATTTGATTATTTAATAGAAGCTTTAGAAAAAGCTAAAGAAAATAAAACTATAATTACTAACCCTATTAAGTTCTTTAGGGATCCTAAGCAGGGTAATCAAGCGGGATATGTAAGTAAACTTTTAACTCTGCAGGCAAGATATACTTCTAGTGATTTTAGTACTGGTATCATGAATCCTGAAGGTAACATGGAGTATGAAACATCATTAAGAAACTCTTTAAGTCAGATCATTGATGGTCTTAATAAACTTGAGTTTATGGATCAGATGTTACAAGATCCTGAGTTTCAATACTTAAGTGTTTACCATCCTAATAATAATCCTTATGCTAAACATTCTTATATCATTAACTCTCTCTTTGATGCTAATGGTAATAGAAGAAAAGATGTTATTCTTAGTTTAGAGAACTTAAGTGGTATCCGTAGAGACTTTAATGGTATTACTGTTGAAGGTATTAAAACAAACAAACTTAATAAGTATGATAAGTTTATGTTTGATGTACATGCCATTATCTTAGGTAAAACACCAGAGCTTCCTAGACACGCTAGTAAAAGTTCTTCTTATGGTGTTGGTATGAATAAATACTACGGTGAATCTGGAGTAGATAATTTAATACTACCTATTAAAGATGTAGCTAGATATGGACATGATTCTGCAATGCCTATTATCTTAAACTACTTATCTGCTGAATTAGAAAGAATCTGGTACATTAAAAACATTCCTTCACTACAAAACGTAGATAGTTTTAAGAAGAATGGTACTAAGATTATGGCTTTTGATTCTGTATTATCTGGTCCTACTAAAGCTAAGCTTTACGAGTTAGTAGATAATGCAGATTCTATAGATGATATAGTTTACTCTGAAGAACTAGAGAAAGCTATTAAAAAAGATTCAGGTAAATATTTTGATAATCAGATTAAAACTAATTATAAGATCTGGACTCAGATTAGTGCTGTTACTGGAAGTGTATTACTAAGTCCTGAAATTAGAAATAAGATTGCTGAAGAAACTAGAATTGGTAAAGGTTTAGATAAAACTAATATATATGCTATTAATCCTCAAGATCAATTAGAGTTAGTAAATGAGGTTTATACGTATAACTCATGGTTTAATAACTTTGAGACACAACTATTTTATGGTGATGCTTCTCAGTTTAAGCATGACAAAGAAGAGTTTCCTAAACGTAATGCAGCTATTGCTTCTACAGGAGACTTTAGTATTTTAGATAAGTACACTATTGATTACTTAAATAATACAAGTAACAATACATATGCTGAGAAAGAAGGTTTACCAAAGTTAAGATTTGATTCAGCTGTTAAAACTACAGTTCTTGATGATGTAGAACCAGAATCAGTATACTATAGTCACTACAAACAGTTATTAACTAGTCTTGGAGTAAGTGAAGATAGAGCTGAAAAGATTTTAAAACCTTATAAAAAGATTACTGAAGGTGATGGTCAGGGTTGGATTACTTTTGATTTCTATCGTAACTTCTTAAGATCTTTAAATAAATGGTCTGATATACAAGAAGATTTGTATAACCAGATTATTAATGATCCTGCTTCTGTAGATCCTAGAAAAGCATCTGAGTTCTTCCCAGTATTAAAAGCCAGTTATTATGGTCCTTTAAAAACAGAGAAACTAAATGTTTCTGGATTACATAAGTTTTCATTGATGCCTTTGATTCCTTCAGTTATTAAGGATACTAACTTAGAGCAGTTTCATAAGCAATTGCTTGAGCAAGGTATATCTTATGCATTATATAAGTCAGGTAGTAAGATCTCTAATATTACATTAGAAGATGGTACTATTCCTAATATGTATACGGACGCTACAAAGCGCACATTATATTCTGGTGAGTATCCTATAAATGGTATTAACTTAAACTTCTTTAAGAATCAGTTAGACATTGCTCCATACTTTAAAGGTAAAGTTACATTGTCTTCTCAGTTACGTACAATTATTGAGACTAACCTTTATGCTAATGGTAAACCTCTTAAGAAAGAATATAAACCAATTGTAGAGCGATATGAGAAAGCTATTGATAACTATGTAAAGTTCTATAAGCAGAAGTTATTTAAAGAGGTAGGCCTAGAATTTAGTGCTGATGGTAAACTAATTAAAGGAGATCCGAAAGATTTAATTAAAGCTATCCAGAAAGAATTAGTACGTTTAGAGGTTCCTGAACATCAGATGGATATTCTAGATGTAAATGAGGATGGTAGTTTAAAGTATGACTTTGATAGTATTATCAATTCTAATGCTATTGAGAAGCAGCTTGTTGCAATCATTGAAAGAAAGATTGTAAGACCTACTGTAAGGGGTGAGCAGTTAGTACAAGTATCTAGTTCCGGATTTGAGAATCCTAAGTTTAGTAATCCATCTAAAGAAGATCTATTAAAGTATGGTACAAATGGTCTTGCTTTTTATGATATAGTAGACGGTAAGATTACACCAATGCAAGTAAAGATTGCTTTACAAGGTGATTTCTTAAAGCTTTTAACTACTATTCATACAGATGGTAAGCCAGTAAATACATTAGCTAGACTTAATGAAATGCTAAAAGATACATTATGGCAAAGTATTAACGGAGAAACCATCAAAATGATCGGTGTACGTATTCCTGTACAAGGTCTTAACTCTATTGAATACATGGAGGTTGGTGAGTTCTTACCTCCAGAAGCCGGATCTATTGTAATTGTTCCAACTGAACTAGTTGCTAAGTCTGGTGGTGACTTTGATATTGATAAGTTAAGTATTCTAATGCCTAATATAGGTATTGCTAAAGATACTACTACAGATTCTGAGTATAAGTCTTTATTAGATGATTTATTTAGTAAAGAAGCTATGATGACTACAGATGATACCACTATAAGAGGTATTGAGAATGAGATCATTAAGTCTATGATTGGTATAATGGAGATTAAGGAAAACTTTGTTCAGCTTATTACTCCTAACGAAACAGATATTGTTAAACCAATTGCAGATGAATTAGCAAAATATAATAGAGAATATGATCCAAGAGCTAAAGCTGAGTTCCAGAGTTCTGAATTTATTATTTCTCCAACAAGAATGTTTGAGACTCAGAATAACTTATATAAGCATGAGTCTAATAACATTGGTAAATTAACTTTAGGTATTGGTGCTGTATCAAACAAATATTCAGTACTTCTTAACCGTGTTGGTGCATATTTAAATAAGACTTATACTTTCTTAGATAGTAAAGGAAAGACAAGAACTGCTAAGAATCGTATTCTATTTAAACATAACAAAACAGAGGATGGTAAAATATCTTTATCAGATCTTAACTCTAAAGATTCAGCTGTTTATATCTCAGATGTAATATCTCAGCTTATGAATGGATGGGTGGATGTTGAAAAAGACTCTTGGGTATTTGATATGAATGCTATCTACGAGTTAACACCTACATTGTTGTATATGTTACAAGCCGGTGTTGATGTTGAAACTGCTTCTTATTTCTTATCACAACCTTTAATTAGAGATTATATATCTGCATACAGAGTATTAAATGGTATGTACACTAAATCATTAGATGCTTCTGGAGATAGTGCTAAAGGTCCTGGTTTCTTAAAGTTTAAAGCAAAACAGTATGTAATAAACAAATATGGTTTATTTGATCCTGAGCATAAACTTGAGTTAAAGAAAAAAATAAAGGATCCTTTCTTACTTAAGCAATTGTATAATGCAAATACAATGAAGAATCCATTGGCTTCTAAAAAATCTTTAACTGCAGCAGTAGACATTATGACTAAAGCTTATAATGTTTATGCTATCTCTAATGAGAATATTAAAAAGGTTGTACAGAATGGTGAGAAAAGAAGTCCTCTTGCTATGTTATCCTTTATACATTTCTTAGAAGTAGAGGATCAAGCACAAGTAATGCGGGAAATTTCTTCTTCTACTAACGTTGATACTAAGAAGTCTGGTAACTTGTTCCAAGCAAAGAGTCGTTTAAGTAAATTAGAACAATTAGAGGAGGGTAATAGATTACCTCAAGAGATTACAACAAGAATGGAAAATCAATCTTCTATTGCTCCATTCTTTATACAGGATTATATCTTAAACGTATTTAAAGATTACTTCCCATTAAGAGCAAGTGATACCATAAATACTTACTTAACTGATATAATTAACAACAACTATAATATCATCCGTGAAGAGTATAAAGATGTAGAATCATTTGTAGATTTATTTAGAAATGATCTTCTTCAGTTTATCATTCAGAATAGTATTGGATCTGTAGATATCAATACAGTAAAAGATTACAAAGGTTATGCTGTAAGTGATTCTATTGATGTAGAGAAGGTAAGAGGTCTTAAAAGAAGCGCTGTATACTATGAAGGTAAGATCTATTTAGATAGAGCCAAGTTACGTGAGGAGTATAATAATAAAACTTATTCTAAGGCTGAGTATGAAGAAACAGGTTTAGCAAAATTACCAGCTGATAAACGTACAGATGTTATACCTTTATTTAGTTCTGAAAAACAGTATACTGCTTTTGTTTTAGAGAGAGAATACTTACGTGCTACTAGAGATAAAGGTATTTTTTCAGATGATATCTATGAAAAAGGTCTTGTTCAAGATGCTTTACATAATGTATACAATCTGAAGTCAATGTTCTTTGGTACCAATAGTTTCCCAGATAAGTTTGAGATGGTAAAGAATGCTATAGAAAATAAAGACTATAGTTTGTTTGATTACCTGGTTTATGATTCGCAGCAGATTAAGACTCCTACTAAGAATGCAACAATTAAAAACTTACGTTTAACTGGTGATACAAAAGATCCTGATTTCTTAGAAGAAATGAATATCCAGTTTGAAGAACTATCTGATGTAAATGTAGAAAAGAATCCTGATCCTATTATCAATAGAGAGATTTCTGAGTTCTTTAACAAGTTATCTATCTTTGGATTCATGCAGTCTGGTATGAATAAGTCATACTTATCATTTGTTCCTATCTTATCTAGTAATAACTTTAAAGATATCATTAAAGAAAACATTGATAAGTTCACTAAAGTATTAGAAAGTGATAAGGGTAATACTGCTTTATACAGATACTATAAAAAGTTTGGTGAGCAGAACTCTAGAAATAACATTACTAAGTACAGGTTTAAAAACTATGTAGTAGATAATACTATTGAAAAGATGGGTGATGAAGTTCCTAAATTACCAGAGGGTACATCTTCAACATTAACTCCTAGAGTATATACTTATTCTTATGGTAAGATGCGTACTATAGGACTGATTAATAAATACTCAGGTCTAGTTGGTATATATAGTAAAGCAAAAGATAATACCGGAACTAATGTTATTGCTTCAGATACTTACTTAGGTAATGCTAGTAAAGTAACTGGTACTACTATAGGATTACCAATCTTTGAATCATTTGTTGGTAAAGCTAAATACTTAAATGCTGCAGATACTGCTAACAATATGAAGTTAGTAGAGGATACTGTTACTACTCTTATAGAATTATATGAGGCTGGTAAAACATTACTCTTTAACAAAGAAGGATATGGTATCTTAAATGATGATCCTAATATTGATAAGCCAGCTTATATGGAGTTATTTAAAGAGTTATACTATAACTTTGGGTATAAAAATCCTGTGTTTGCAGAAGATCCGGAATTTAAAGAGTATATTTATTCTGTGCAACCTATCAATCAGGTCTTTGAAGAAGATGCTGATAGTGCCCCAGATACTGAGGATCAAGTTGTAAAAGAAAAAGAGGTAACTTTAGTTGATGGTAACATTTATCCAGCATCTGCTATTAATTCTAAAATGCTAGAAGAAATGGGATATGATGAAGATACAATTGGTGAAATATTAAAAGAAATTTGTGGCTAATGGCAACCTGTCCTATAAAATCAGATCCTGACTTTCAAAGGTTAGAAGCATTCCAAGGTACAAAGATGGCTACTTATCTTTGGGATAAGTTTGAGGGCAATCCTCCAGCTACTGTATATAAGAATATTGTAAATAGAAAAAAGAATTCTATTCCTCTTAATCCTAAATTATCTGCAGGAACTAATAAGATATTACTAGATTTTGTAAAGGCTCTTAATATTAAAGTTGAGGGTGGTAATGTTGCTGAAGCTGTATTAAATAATGTTCCCGGTAATCCTTTAGCTGGATTTGATTTATTACAAAAGTATTTAGCTATTAGAGATGGTGCTGAAGAAATTGTACCAAAGCAAGTGGCTAACATCATGCTTAGTTTTTTAGGTAAGAAGAGTGAGCTCTATAACAATCTTTGGTTTAATATTAAAAGTTGGTCTAAGTATAAAGATCTATACAGATCTTATAGATTAAAGTTAGAAGATACTACAGAGGTAGAAGATATTTTTACTAAAGAAAATCTAGATAAAGATAGTGATTTACCAGCGTATCTTGTTGATATGTATGCAGATAGAACTTTTAATTTTACTGCACACAAACAAGTAATTATAGATTTTATTACTGAGGGTCTTACAGATTTTTACGGAAGAGATTTAACCACATTTGTTAGAAGTGAGCGAGGTAATGGTGATATAGATAAACAGTATTTTGAAAAACGAGGTTTTAAGTATAATCCTTATGATAAACAATCCAGTGCTCTACAAAAATTATGGTATAAGATTCATGATTTATTTTTGTCCTTGTTTAGAAATAAGTTTGATAAACTTAATCAGCAAGATCTAGAGGATAGAGTATTAGATTTAGTAGATGATATCTATAAAGGTAATTATAATATTTTTACACGTGGTGTAGAAAAAGTTGGTGACTCTTTATTAGTTCCTGATAAAAATAATCTAGGAGCATTTAAACAATTAGAGATAAAAAAGTACAATCAAACTTTATCTAAAGATGCAAAGGCTAAATCAATTATAGACTTTATGCTTAATAATCCTAGTATGGGTTATAAGTTAAGTGGTTCTATGGTATTAAGATATTATGGCACCGTCTATAGAGCTATAGATGAAGATATACATGATATTGATGGGGTTATAGAATTAGGTACTGTTCAGAAAGAAGAAAACTATAGTGAGTTCTATGGTTGGTTACATCATAAGGGAATATTTATTAAAGACCAAAATGAGTTTACAGCTAAAGTAAAAGAATTTATAGAAGATCAAAATTGGTATAAATCTTTTACTGAAAAATATCCGACCTTTGAGATGACTAATGCATTTATTGGTAAAGACCATAAAGCTAATCAAGAGACAGTAACCGTGCAAGGTATTATACCTATATTAGATGAAGCTGGTAAAAAGCAGTATGATGATAAAGGTAACATCATAGCTTATACTTTTGATTTCTTTGTACGTACTGCAGAAGGTAACTATCCTGAAATATTTGATAACTACTTTAAAGACTGGAAACAAATCTTTGAAGCTAAAGTTAAAATGGGTAGGTCAAAAGATATAGTAGATTTAATTTACTATGATCCCTTTATTGATAATGCATTTAAGTTTACAAACGCTGGATATAGATATTTCTCTTTTGCTGATGGCACTACTAGTTTTAATACGGATGAGAATGCAGAACCAGTTAATACATATGCCCCAATAGGATATCCTGAAGTTCAAGATGAAACATACAATAGTTGCAAATTATGAGTAAGTGTAGATTAGATATACAGAATGATGTACTAAAGACATATAAAAAAGCTTTAGCTAAAGAGGTTGGACAGTTCTTATCTCCAACAGATAGTTTAACTACATTTTATGTTAATGCTGCCGGTGATACAAGAGCCGGTGCCTCATCTATTGTAAAGGCAGTAATAGGATTAAATCAGTATTGGAGAACCAATATGGCTGACTTTATTACATGGGATGGTACAGCTAGAGTATTTGTTAATCCTCCAAGTTTTGTTATTGATCATTACTGGGAAGAGTATAAAAAGAAAAACAATATCACTGATGAAAGTCCTGACTATTACAGAGTTGCTGATGAAGACTTTTTAAATAGTTTGTTTCCATCTGTAGAGTTACAAGAGGGTGTAAAAGCTCAAGAGATAGCAACTAAGTTTGCTAATAACTTAGCATCTCAGACAGGTATTAACTATAAGATGATATCTGCTGAGCAAGCCGCAGAGATTACAAAAGATACAACTTCTCCCTGGAATGGTGAGCCTGCATTTTATTATCAGGACACTGTATATCTTATTGAGAATGGGTTTAAATTAAATCACGTACTGCATGAATATGCACACCCTATAGTTAGAAGTTTATATTTAAGTAACTATGAGTTGTTTAATAATCTATACAATCAGATTATTAGTACACCAGAAGGCGCTACACTTGTAAATACTGTATCTGAACTATATCCTGAGTATGATATTACTAACCCTAATTTTGCTCAGGAAGTATTTGTAAGAGCTTTAGAGCAAGCTGCTGTACAGAAAGCTAATAAAGTATCTGCTACTCCTGGATTTAATTCATTTATCTCTAACCTGTTATTTGCTATTAAGCAGTTAATCAGAAAAATATTTGGTAAAGGTATAAAGATTGAGAAGTTATCTGTAGATACTACACTTAATCAGTTAGCTGATATGTTAGTTGGAGAGAACTTTATTCTTACAACAGAGATTATTACACCGGAAGACCTAGTACTATATGCAAAGAATAATCAAACTCTGTATAACGACCTAGATAAAGTTAATACTGATGTACTTATTCAAGTAGTTAATAGATTCTTTTCTAACTCTAGATCACAGTTAAATAGAATTAGGACAAACCAAAACTATTCTGATGTTGTAGACACAATTACAACTGAATCAGGAAGATCTATTCTTAAAGATATAGTAGATAACTTACGTGTTGCTGAAACAACTACAGTAGATGATAAGGTTAAGAAATTTAAAGATGAAGTTGATAAGAGAGAGAAACAAATTACAGCTAGTGTAAGAAGCGCTCTACAGACAGATGTCTTATTAGATAGAATAATAGATAAGTTAACAGATATGAAAGCTCTTGGTGATACTAAAGAGGTTATCAATCAAACATTCTATTATGACATCTTATTACGTAACTGGAATAAGTTTATTCAAGAAACTACTAATGGTTTAACTGATGCCGGTTTACGTACAGATAGTTCATTATTTGCTTTATTTGCTAAGATGGGTAAGAAAGCAGAGCAAGCTGACAGACTTATTAATGAGATTTATAAAAAAGGAGTTGGTGGAGTATTAACAGAACAACTTGAGCCCTTATCTAAAAATGTAGATACATACTTTACTAATAAGCTTGAGAAGTTAAGATCTAAAAATGCTACTCCAAAACAAATAAGAGAGGTACAAGAAGAGTGGGATAGATTAAAATTAAACCGTGCTACAGTTGATGATTACTTATCAGGAATGCGTGGTGATGTTAATGCTTTATCTGCTTATGTAGAATCATTTGCAAGTTCACCGGATCCTATTATTGCTAGTTTCTCAGTATTCTTAGACAATGCCTACACTGATGTAGAGTTAAAGGCTAAGAAGAATAAAGATGATTTCTTAAGAGAGTTATTACCAGCATTAAAACAAGCCGGTTACTCTGATAAGAACATTACAGAACTAATGAAAGAATTAGTATCTGAGCAAGAAGTTATTGTACGTGATGAGAATGGTAACCCTAAAACCATTACTAAGTTAGTATTACTTAATCCATTTAAAGCATTTGAAAAAGTAACAAGCCAGTTTCAGTTTGATATAGAAGATGCTAAAAGAGTTGGAGACTTAGAGAAAGCAAGATTACTAAACAAGCAGTACAGACAATTCTCTCGTGATTATATGCATGATGAGTTTGTACCGGAGTTTTATACAAAAGAAAAAATCTATGACTCTGATTTAGGTTCTATCATATATCAAAGAAAGCAAAACATCCTAGCTGATATTGCTGATGTAGATCAAAGGGTATTTGAAGATCTTACAGAAGATGAGGCTTTTGAACAAAAGAAGATTCTATGGAAGAAGTATAGTCAGTTATCTTCACTACGTGATGAAGCCGGTAAATTAAAAACTGGTGATGAATTAGAGATGGCTAAGATAGAAAAAAAGTACAGAGAGGAGTCTCGTAAGTTCTATGAAAATAAAGAGATCACTGGTCTATTTGAGTTTAAGCTAAATCAATTTAAACAAGATCTTTTAGATCAGGGTTTACTCTCTAGTGATACAGAATTTGAAGATAACGTTAATGATTGGGTTAAAGCTAATACAAGAACATCTATTAAAGAAAGCTTCTATGATGAAAAGAAAGTTATTCTTGATAAGATTAAAGCTATAGTAGATGGTTTACCAAAAGATGCAGCTAGTAAACTAAAGCAAGATGAGCTTTGGGAAGAGCTTATTGATATATCTGTAGGATTTAGAAATGCTGATGGACAAATTGTTGGATCAGAAATGTCTGAAGAAAGAATCAAACGGGTAAAAGAACTACAGAAAGAACTGATTAAAATTAAAGACAACATGGCTGGCTTTAGTGGTCTAAGTAAACTACAGTTTGAAAGATACATAGAACTAGCTAAGTTAATTAAAAGCAGAAGAGCATCTATAAATGATAAAGAAGAGTTTAAAGAATTAGATAAATTAAAGGGAGAAGGTGCTGTAGATAGATTAACTAAGAAGACATTATTAAATTTATATAGTCAGCTATCTGATATGCAATCTAAAGAACCAACTGATGATTACTTATCTGCATTTAATAATAATCTAGAGGCTATTGATCCTGCTAAACTTGCTGGTTTTACTATTAGTGAAATTAATACTGATAACTCAGATAATTTTTTAAAGCCCGCATTCTTATCTAAGTACTTTAAAGCAAGTCCTGAATTTAAAGAATGGTTTCTTGCTAATCACATTGAAACAGAAAAGTACAACAGTAAGACTAAAAAGGATGAGCGCGTATATGAAAGATTATATGTTTGGAATGTAACAATTCCTTCTGATCTAGAATACTATAATACTTACACGTATAACGATGTAAATCCATCTACAGGTGAGACTACTGAAGTTACTTTAGATAGAATACCTACTATGGATTTTTACAGAAGAGCTGTTAAAAAAGAATACAGAACTGGGTATAATAAAACAACCGGTAAAGTAGAGCGTAAAGTAGGGGTGCACGTTGATAACCGTGGTAACTGGTTACCAAGAACAGTAGCAGAAGGAGCAAAGGATGATTCTTATATCAATAAAGCTTATTATGATTTACAAAAGAATTCTCCGGATAAAGCAAATGTCCTTGATGTTATTACAAAGTACACACTTCTTTTCCAGGAAGATAAAACTAAGTATAGTAGACTATATTTAGATATTCCAAGATTCAGAAAGCTTAAGAGTGAATTAGTAGGCGGTAGTTTAAATAGAGGTGCAGAGAAAGTAAAGACTTTTGTTAAGCAAGTTAAAGATGCTGTAACAACATCTCAAGATGATTTTGATCAGGGCTTCAACTATGATGATGCGTTTAACTTAGTTAGAGCTGACATGTTTGACGAAGAGATCTCATCTATTCCTGTAAAAGGATTATATAAACTAGATATAGATCAGGTATCATTAAATGTACCGTACTCTCTATTGCAATACATGTTCTCGTTAGAGCACCAGAAAAAACTTATTGAGTTAAATCCTATTGCTCAAGCTTTACAGAAAGTTGTAAATAACTCTGAGAATTCTATTAAGGATACCTCTAAAGTAAATGGTTATAATTGGGTAACTAACAACATTAAATCTTTTGTTGCAAAGAAAGGTAAGAACGTAAGAGCTGAAGCAATCAATACTCTTATTGAAAGAGAGTTTAAAGGACAAACAAAAGCCGGTTGGTTATCTGAGCCTACTACATTAAGTAAAGCTGTAGATATTTTACAGTCACAATCTTCATTTGGAATGTTTGCATTTAACATTTTACCATCTGCAGTTAAAAACTTTGGTGGTGCTGTTACACAAATGATCATTGAATCAGGTGGTGGTAAGTATCTTAACAAGCGTTCTTATTTACAAGGACAGTCAAAAGCTTTAAAGATAATGACAGACATCTCTGCTAATATCTATAATCCCGGTGAGAAAAGTATTGACTATCAGTTAGTTGAGATTTTTGATCCTATCAAAGGTAGATTCCAAGAACGTTTTGGTACTGAGTTTGGTAGATCCTTTGGTACTGACTTAGCAGATAGTTTAATGTTTGGAGCAGGTAAAGGTATATCAAATGGTGTATATACTGCTCCAAGAAAATGGTTAGAAAATGAAGGTACACTTTCTTTGTTTGCGGGTATGATGATCTTTAAAAAGATACCACAAACAGTAAATGGCCAAACAAATATGATCAATTACATAGATGCTTGGGAGAAAGATGGTCAGGGAATTATTAAACTAAAACCAGGTATTGATGAAACATATGCTCCAGGTGGTGCAGAGTTTAAAGCAATGCGTAATACTATACAGGAAAAGAGTAACGACTTACAGGGTGCTTATTCTTTAATGGATAAAGTAATGCTTGATAAGTATGCTGTATGGAGAATGTTCTCAGGATTAAGAAGATTCTTTACAAGAATGTTTGTAAATAGATTTAGTCCTTTGAGATATAATATGCGTAGTGGAGATATGACAGAAGGTTATTACAGATCATTTGCTAGATTCTTAAAGTCTTTTGTTTCTAGAGCCTCTAGTGGTAATATGTATATGACAGATGATGAAGCATATGCTGCTAAGAAGATAGTAACTGAAGGCATTAGTATTACATTACTGGCTCTTATCATTGCTTACTTATTTGACTATGATCCGGATGATGAAGAAAGATTTGAAAAGATGCGCCAAAGAAGTGGTGATTTATTATCTGATAACTTCAATGCTGGTGGCTGGTTAGTAAACCATGCACTTGTTGCAACAATGGGTACTAGACAAGAAACAATTACTTTCTTAAATCCAAAAGAATATGTAGGATTAGTATACAATGGAGGAGCACCTACATTAGGTCCCGTTGTAGATAAGTATAAAGATTTTGGTACTAACTTACTTCACTTACTTTCTAATGATAACCGTGCCTACTATACAAGAGATGTAGGTCCTTACTCATGGCAGAAAGAAGGTGCACCTAAAATTTTCAATGACTTTGGATACTTGTTTGGATTTACTGGTAATCAAATTGATCCAGTTAAAGCTTTGAAAGGTATGGAGTACCAAATTAGGAGATAATTTTGTATATTATATATGTAGTACCCTAAAAACCATCTAGGGCTGCATCCCGAATCAACTGCGGTAAAAAAATTTATACCGTATGAAACTATTAAACTTTATTGGTGGTCTTTTCAAAGATGAAAAAGGCTCCGTTTCCATGAAGCGCCTGTGTGGCTTAGTCTGCACTTTAACTCTTTGCGCTACTCTGTATGCTAACTCTTTTACTGAAGCACACTTTGCTCCCTCTACTCCATTGGTGGATGCGGTTGCATTGCTTGCATTTGGTTGTTTAGGTTTGACTTCTGTTGAGAAAATCATGAAGAAGCCAGAAGCTAAAACTGAGGAGTAATTTACTGTTTACTATAAACTATAAACTATAAACTATTATGAGCTATACTAGAGAACAAATTGAGGCTGCAATGAAAGCCAAAGGTTACAAGTACTTTGAGAATGGTGACTTCAATGTAAACATCATTGGTGTACGTAATTCTTCTACTGGTAACAAAGTAACCAATGTATTTGATGATCACTTAACTCTTTCTTACAAAGAAAATGGTGAGTGGAAATTTAAAATTTGGCCTGCTACAACTGATCCCGGAACTAAGGGTGTTAAAGAATTTCACAATGCTGCTGGTGTTGCACGCTTAGTGCCCGGTCAATATTCTGGTTCACACCATCTTGGATTACACCAAGGTAAGTATGAGGCCCTTAAACAGAAGGCTAATGTTAAAGTATACCGTGATGCCAATAAAGACATGAACTATGATGAAACAAAGATACAAGAAGGCATTTTTGGTATTAATATTCACAAGGCTGGTGCAGATTCAACTTATGTGGAAAACTGGTCAGAGGGCTGCCAAGTGTTCAAGAAATCTGCAGACTTTGATGCGTTTATGGCAATCTGTAAAAAAGCGGCTACTTTAGGTGGTAACTCTTTTACCTATACCCTTATTGAATCTAAAGACATTAAGTAAGTTTACTATAAAAATCAGAAGACATTATGACTATTAAAAAAACACCCAATGCCTTTCCTGTCACATTTGACCAATTTAAAAAGAACCCAGTTGCTGCCGTTGCTTTTTGTATGCTTGTGGCTGTTAGCTATTTGTACTATGACGTTAAAACGGGTTATGCTGATCAGATTAGGATCTCTAATGAGAAGATGAATAATCTTGAATTAAAGATAGATAGGATGAATTACGCTCTTAAAAAATCAGATAGCGCACTTGCTGCTGCTATTACAGAATTACGTATCATTAATACAGTTAAAAAGTTATGAGAATTTTAGTTATCTTTTTTATTACGTTCCTTATTGCTATTAAAATATCATTCCCGGTTAATGCTATTACAACACCTCCTGTAGATGATATTGAGATGATGCTTAAGAAGATTGAAAAGAATTTACAAGTTGCTTCTCAAGTAACTCAGATTGCTCAAAAGACTAGTGAAAAATTAGTAGAGACTAAAGTAGAAGAGAAAGCAGAGCTAAAAGAAGCAGTAATAGTAGCAGAAAAACAAGTTAAAGTAATGTCTCAGGTAAATGAGATGTATGCTATTAAGATGGTTAGTGCCGGACTAGATACAGCAACTGTAGAAGATGAAGCAAAATTTATGGGCCCTGTATATGATGCCTTTCTAAAATATAAGAAGGAAGGTGGTGAAGAAGATTTTGAATATTTTAGATTATATTTGTACAAATAATATGATTATGACTCCACAAATTGTTTTAGGAATTGTATTAGGTGTTATCCTAATAATTCTAATTATTCTTGCTTTACGCTTAGAGAAAAAAGAGAATGCATTGTTTAATGAAATGCATCAAAAGATTAAAGCGGGTATTCAATCCTCTGTAAATTCAGCAATTAATTCAGCAGTAAATTCTACTGTAGAAGCAGCTGAAAAGGTTATGAAAGAAGCTATTTCTACATCTGAAGAAAAAGAGGTAGAAGAAAAGCAAGTAGTAAAACCAAAGAAAAAGAGGAAATACAAGCCTCGCAATCCTGACAAAAAGTAATAAATCATTTATTTATCCCTAAAATAATGTAAATTATATATAAGGGATTAACTATGATAAAATTAGCTGTATTAGCTGCAGAATTAAATCTTTGGGCCAATGAAACGGAACAGATTTATCGGGCTACCAAAGAAATTAAATATAGAAGGGACACCGTACATCTAAGATATCTTGCGGCTACATTAAATCAATCTACAGATGATAGTGTTCCAAATAGTAGAACACTTACAATCAATGGTGTAACCTATGATCTATCTGCAAATAGAACTTGGAATGTAACATTAGACCAGGTAACTACTGCAGGAAACATAACTTTAAATAATATTAGTGTTGGTGCTATAAATGCTAATCTTGCAAATGTAACAACACCTAATATAGTTTATTATAATACCTCAAATGGTCTTTTAACTTATGGTCAAGGTAGTGGTTTAAGTCCCGGATTATATGCTCAAACAGCTGACAGTATTGTAATTACAAATACTACCGTTTCTACTACTTTAATAGATGGTGGAGTTGGTACATTAACTGTACCTGCTGGTGGTTTTAAACTTGGGGATTCTTTTATTGCTTATCTATCAGGAAAAATATCTTCTGTAAATAATGAGCAATTAGAGATTCGCTGTATGTCAAATGGTTTTACATTGGCAGACACAGGATTAATGACTCTGGCGGCTACAACAAATAAAAACTGGGAATTATATGTAAACTTTACAGTAAGATCTATAGGAACTTCAGGTATTGCAAGTATTGCAACATCCGGTAGATTTGCTTACAATAAGAATGCTAGTAATTCTCCTGAGAGTATTGGTTTTTATAATCTAAACAATACTACATTTAATACTACTATAAGTAATACATTAAACATTACTGCTCAATGGGCTAGTGCTAATCCATTAAACTCTATATATACAGATATGTTTAATTTATATCGAGTATTTTAATTATATTATATATATGGCGGCAGCAAAAAAAGGTGGTAACAGCATGGCTAAGAGCTTGGCACCTAAAAATGTAAACAAGAAGAAGGGTAAAGCTCACAAGTCTGTAGGACCTAAAGCTACTCCTCAATCTAAGTATAGAGGTCAGGGTAAGTAAAGTATTTTCTTAAACTTTTCTTTCCACTGTTCAGCTATTTTATCCCAATCATACTCTTCCATTTTATGGGAGTAGAATGTTTTTGCAATATCTAATTTGCAATCCTCATAAGCTTCTATCATTCTCTGTGCAGTTTCTTTAGGATCTAATACTTCCCGGATATTTTCTGCGTCTTCAATTTGTATGTGCTCATATATATTCTTTACAGCATATACTAATTCACCATTGTCTGTAATTTCATTCAATGATGTATGTAAACCGCATACAATTGGTAACTCACAAGCCATAGCTTCAGTTACAGTTAGTCCCCAACCTTCTGCAGTAGTACTTGTAACAAATACATCTAGACAGTTGTAGAGTTCATTGATCTCTTTGGTAGAGTATTTCTTTCTTTTATGTTTATCTGCTAAAGGAAAGAATACATCCTTACCTGGTTTTAAATCTAATCTTTCACAGGCTACATACATTTTAATTCCCTGTTCATCATTGGGCTCAGTATGTAAATAGAGAACAGAGTTTATATCCGGTCTCTGTTTTTTAAGATAAGAGAAAGCAATTAGTGTTGTACCAAAATCTTTACGAGGAGAGTTAGTATTAAAGTTACCATAGATAAACGCATCTTCAGGTAAGTCATACTTCTTTCGCAGCTCTCTCTTGTTACTTAATTTCTTAAATGTTTCTTTATCTGTACCATGTGCAATGATATCAAACTTTACATCTGTAATAACATTCTTGTTAGACTTATAGAAAGCATCCAGTGCCATTCTTTTACCATACTCTGTGTATGTAACAATCTCATCAAAGAAGTTTAAATTATTAAAGTACCTAGCAAACGGTACACTGTCAATAGGAGTATAGAGAATAGTCTTGAATGGTTTTCTATTATAGAACTCTCTTTTAATCTGTGATTGTTTTATAAAATCTGCCATTGGTCCAATAACCGGTACATCATTCATAGCCCAAAAAAGATCGTAATCTCCATTACTTAACAATTTTAATATACCATCTCTCCAATAATAGTCTTCTGCATTATCTGCAAAAGCCATTGGATTAATAATAGTAATAGCTTGATTATATCTAGCATGTGGTTTATCACCATAGTTTAAAGCAGCAACATCTACTTTAATTTTATTCTCAATTAACCAGGGAGTTAATCTATCAAGTACATTATGAGAGACAGTAGCAAATCCTGTTGGAGAATCAAAGTCCATATAAGCTAGAATCTTTCTACTGGGGACCGTATTTTCATTAAATACTGTATCTTGTTGATAGTTATAAAAACAATACGGGGTATAAATATATTGACAGTTGTACTCACTAAGTTCTTTAGCTAGTATACCATCAGCTGTATATGCTCCTTCCTCCCATTTGTGATTATCCATCACAGATTTCTTTACTAAAAACATTGCGGTATCTACACCACCAACATCTATACTAACGGGCATTAGTCTGAGCTTCTGATTTGCAAATATTTGAGAGAAGAATATAACATCTCTTTCTTTATCCATGTACTCTAATAGATCATTAAAGTTAGGGTGCACAATGTTATCATCATCTAAGAAGTAAATCCAATCTCCTGTAGCTTTAGTAACACCTATGTTTCTATAGTTATTACCGGATACTGTTGGTTCATCTGTAGAGTATACACTGATGTTTAAACTTTTAGGTAACCAAGTTTCTACCTCATCTTTTCTATCATCACTTGTAACAATGATTACTTCTAAATTAGCATTAGTAAGATTACCAATACTATTTACTATCTCATCTAGATTAATAGTCTTTCTAGAGAAGGGTATAATAATACTTAGGTTTATAATATCTTGGCCCATGATGTATCTTGGAATGTATAAATTGGTTGGTCAAATGATTCATTTACAGCTCTGTATACTCCTGGCCAATCTGTCTTATTATAATCATGACCGGCAACAATAAAGTTTGTAAGAGGCGCATAGTTTGCAATATCAATCTTTACTTGCTCATATGTATGTAAACCATCTATATAAACAACATCAAAACGTGCATCTTTTAATTGTTTAACTGCATCATCACTTGTTGCTTTTAACTTAGTTACATTAGGATAGAAACTCATGCGCTGATCAAAAGCTTTTTCTACTTCACTAAAAGCAGCATGATGACAAGCAGCATCATCCGGATCATAATTATCCATCCAGGGATCTACAGCTAATACATATTTAAATCTACTAGCAAAAATACTAGTACTTTCTCCACTGTAACTACCTATCTCACAAATAGTTAACTCATAAGTAGGCCTGTTAAGTGCTTGTGATACAAAGTCACAAAGATCAATAAGTCCTTTTACTAAGAACTCTTGACCACGCATTGGATATAATTCTTTACTCATTGTATGGAGTTTTAAATGTTTCTTCTAAAGGGTAACCTCCCCACTTCTCTTTATATCTTTCTCTGTTTCTATCAAAGTTTTTATTGAGAGAACTATCTCTAGCAATAGTCTGGCTATTTCTAAATACTTCTGGGTTAAAAAACTCAGAGTTAATTCTCTTAAGTCCCGCTAATCTCATTCTATAACAATAGTCATTGTCTTCAAAGTAAGCCGGATAAAACTCTTCATCAAATGGTCCCACTATATCCCAAGTTGTTTTGGGTAATACAATGTTACACCACGTACCGGTGCCAACATAAAAGTCAGTAGGATTCTCCTCTATAAATTTATCTACCTGGTCTTGGGTTTTATTCCAAACTATATCATCATTGAGTAGACATACGTGACTATACCCTTGAGCAAATAAAGTTTTACATAAATGATTCCAGCTACCAGATACGCCTAAGTTATGAGACATTTTCATAACTTTTACTATAGGTCTTGGTTGTATAATTTGATTACCATTATCTACAATAAAGATATTTCTTTTCCAGTTTTTTACATATAAATCTAATGCGCCTTCTAGAAGATCAGCTCTATTTATAGTGGGTATACCAATTACAGATTTTACATCCGACATATCACAAATTTAGTATATATTTGCGACTATGGTACTTGCAGATTCAGAAATTTTATTAGAGCATGAAAGAGGTATGATTATAATCTCTCCTTTTAAACATGAGTATTTAAATCCAAACTCTGTAGATTTAACTTTAAACCCTAAATGTAAAATATATACGGGTAATACTTTAGACTGCAGACAACCTAATCCTGTAGAGGAATTTGAGATTCCTGAAGAGGGTTATGTGTTACAGCCAGGTGAATTATATCTTTACTCATGCAATGAAACTATTGGAGTAAAGGAAGATATCTGTGCTACAGTTATGGGTAAGTCTAGTCTAGGTAGATTAGGTTTAGATATTCATATCTGTGCCGGATTTATTGATTCAGGATTTATGGGATCTCTAGTATTAGAGATGCGTGTGGTAAAACCATTACGTATTTATCCTAACATGAAGATCTGTCAAATCAAGTTTGAACGTGTAGCAGGTAAAATTCTCCAGACTTATGACAAAAAACCAGGAAGCAAATACCACGGACAATCAGGAGTGCAAGAGTCTCTCATGCATAAAAACTTCTGATTATTGTGTATTTTGTAATAGTAGGGTAGAATATATTTTTGTACATGGTCACTATCAGTGCCCGGTATGTAAACAAAATGCTATACCTTGCTGTAACGGAGAACAAGCATGACATCAAATTCACATGAAGATGAGGTCTTCAAAGCAAAAAGAAGGCCCAAGAATCCCATTAAGTTTCAAATAACTTTAAATGAGGAGCAGAAAAGAGCTAAGTCTCTGATTCTTGACAATCCAATAACTGTATTAAAAGGTATGGCAGGCTCCGGTAAAACACTTGTAGCCTGTCAAGTTGCTCTTGATATGTTATTTAACAAAGAGGTTGACAAGATTATTATTACTAGACCTACTGTATCTAAAGAAGATATAGGATTCTTACCCGGAGACATTAAAGAAAAAATGGACCCCTGGTTAGCGCCTATTTATCATAATCTATATGCTCTATATAACAAAGAGAAGATAGATAAAGAGATAGAGTTTGGTAATATTGAGATTGTACCCTTTGCATTTGTAAGAGGTAGAACGTTTGTAAATAGTTTCATCATTGTAGATGAGGCCCAGAATGTTACACACTCTCAGATGGAGGCTATTCTAGGTAGATTGGGTAAAGAAAGTAAGATGGTAATCTGTGGTGACATTGCCCAGATAGATCTTAAAGATAAGAAGACATCCGGCTTTAGTTTCTTAGCACGTATAGAAGAACATGTTCAGGGATTTAAGGTCTTTGCTTTATTACAAAATCACAGACATAGTATAGTTTCTCCTATACTAGAAGTATATAAGACCTTTAGTGATTAGGATCATTATAGAAGAAGTAAGGACTATTACCATAGGTCCTG